AAAAGTATAAAGCTATGGGTGACGACTCTGGTTATAGGGATATCCTATAACTAGAAGATAACCTTAGAGGAGTCAAAAAATACAGTAAAAGCTTGAAATTGCTAGGAAATATGGGAAGTATGACTTCCCTCCAAGCAGTTTTATTTAACGTACAAATTCATATAACTTCATATATGTTAATGTTTCTTAATGCCAAAAAGGAGTCAAAAAAGGAGTCAAAAATTTTTAAAGGAGTCAACTTTATAATTTTGGAAAAGAGTCTGAATTATAGTACAAATTTATAGTTATACTAAAGTATTCTTACAACACAACATCCAAAGAATATTTTCGCATACTCATAAATCAAAACTCTCTTTACACCAAACACACGTTCGTGTTATAATACTCAAGAGGTGAAATAAAATGTACAATACAACAAACATTCCAAAAGCAACCAAGAGGGTTAACATCTCAGGAGATACACCGCCAGACATTTGGATGTCTATGTTAGATTCTTATGGTAAGCTTCAAAAATTCCACATCAGAGAATTACTTCTACAGGGTACTAGAAAAGAAACCAACTCGGCAAGACAAGAACGTGAAGTAGAATATTACAAAAGCAGAATAGAAGTGTTAGAACGATTTAACATCTCTACAAAGACAAAGATACTAAAATACATTCCATCATCTGGCACATGGTATCTCTGCGGAGAATATACAGACTTATTACGATCACAGAGTTACTTAAACAGGTAAGGAGATGCATAATGAGAATATACGAATATAATAAAGATACCAAGACACTCAATACAGAGTGTGGATTATTCCATATAGGTGACACAGTACAACTTACAGAAATCGACTCTCAGACACCTGTGAAAACAGTCTTATATGGAGCTATAATTGATTCTACAGAATATGTCCTTTCATTCTTTGACGAGGAATGTGGGATGCCTTTATATTTGTCTGAGCATGAAATAGATGATATGTGTAGAGTAGAAAAATCGTAAAAAATAGGGTACACCAGAAATTGATCTGATGTACCCTTAATTTTTTATTCTTATTGTAATAAATTCCCTTGCAACAAATGATGAACACATTCTGGAATCTCTTTGTTTTCATTCTTTACCAGAAGAGTTGTATACTTTCCAAGACTTGCGTCTTTTTGAAAAATGAAGTCAACTTCTCCATAATCATCACCATTTTTCGTTGAATTTCTTCCTGCTCGTAACGACATTGGCAAGAAGTATTCATTAATTTTTTCTCCATTAGAATCTCTGTTCTCTGTTAAGCACAAAGTAAACTCTAAGTTCGATATGCCAACTTTATAAACAACACTGGCTGTTTCCATATTCCTAAGAATACGAACCTTCGTGTTTGTTAATTCATATAATCTTTTGAGACATGATAGTTTCTTTTTAGAGACTTCAAAAGGATGTCTTGGAGAGAAATAAAACTGTTGTGTAGTTAATGTTTTTTCTCTGGCATTTTTATAAAATTTTTTTGCAAACAATCTAGTTTCTACGCCAGCAAGATGCAAAAATCTATTGACTGGGAACATCACTTCAAAATATTCATTTCCATATACATATAAAAATGCTTGGCCAGCTAGGTATTGTTCATACATGGACGCTGCCTCTATAATATCTTGTCGTATTTTATTTTTCTTTTGTGTTTTTGATGCCATATTTACCTCATACGTAAAAAAGAGTGGGACAGAAGCCACACTCTTCGATAATTCTTTATTAGAGTTTTCTGCTGGTTGTCAGCCGTGATATCCAGTTAAAATATCTTTTCGTTGCAGAAATCCTTAAGTCCCCTGCATGGACTACGACTTTACTCCTAGTCGCAAGACGTGATATCCAGTTAAAATATCTTTTCGTTGTGGAAAATTACCCTGCTCCACTTGCAGCACAACTTTTAACGATGCTCTTTCATCGAGAATATTACTATTCCTACTTTCATTATACACAAATTCAAAACAAATACAACACTTTTTGATAAAAAAATAGAGGCAGAGCCTAGTTTATTCTGCTCATATTTACCCTCTCCGCAGCAGAGAGTAACAATTCTTTATCGCTGACAAAGAAAACTAATAAAGAAAATACCGACTGATCGTCAAATCAATCATAACTGTTTCTTATATCTTTTCATACTCTTTAACATTTCTTTGTATAAGACAGTTTAATCCAACCATCTTTAGTTTTACCCCAACCATTCTTAACAGCTTTGATTGTAACTGTTGTGCCTTTCTTATAGGCATCTTTGGCAATAGCAGCCGTCGTAGATGGAGATTTACGCACCTTAAGAGCAGAAGCAGTTACTTTTACTTTGTATGATTTAAACTTAGAAGATGCTTTTGGTTTTACTACTGTAGAACCAGAAATGTCTGCTTTGAATTTAGCCCACTGTTTATTATTTTTTCCACACCAAGGTTCTGGGCACTGTTTTCCCGATACATCATTGTGCCTTAGAACATGACTGGCAGGAATATTGTATTTTTTCATAAGTTTTTTAGTTAGACTAACAGCATTTTTATATGTAGCCTTAGGAACACTTCCTACAGAATTAGCCATTTCAATGCTTAGACTGTTTGCATTAGTACAAATCTTATAAAATTTTGCACCTCCATTAGCATTTGTAACAAATCCTCCAACTGCCCATGCTACTCGATTAACAGGAACAGATTTCCATACAATATCTCCCTCATCAATGAAATAGTGTGCCCCAGCAGCTCTCGTATTACCAGTGGCAAAATAATCTGCATTGTTCTTAGCGGAATCTCCGTCATTCCCTGTGAAATGGATTACAATAAACTTAATAGAACTCGTGCTACGTTTACTTCCGTAGCTCACGCTCTTTGCCGTTCTTGTTTTGAATTTTAATGCCATAAATATCAAACTTCCTTTCCTTTATCTAAAAAGAGCAGTCACCATAACAGCAACTGCTCAATAACTAATTATTCAATTACTAATTACTCACTTAGCAAATTATCCAACAATGTCGTCAGATTCTTTACCTTCAGTAACATCATCTAATTCTTTTTCAAATAAATCCTTATCAACTTTTACGATCACGTCTTTTTGACCAATCTTATTCTTGATTTCCTCAGCCTCTTCAAGAGTTAATCTACCGTCTCTCAGAGCGTAAGCAATTTCATCTGCAAACTGAGCTGTCCATGTAAAACTATGATTTTTCCAATCTCCATACAGAGATGTTCCAACTACAAAAGCAATACCAACTACTTGGTTAATTACATCTTCATGTACATCAATTACTGGTTTACCTGCCGCAGTTAATCCCATATTGATCCAAGCTAACACCTGTAAAATCAGGCTCACAACAGTATGTGGTTTAACTTCACTCCAATTAATACTTGCCAAAAATTCTTTAAATTTGTTCATAATGCAATCCTCCTTTGCAATAAAAAAGACCTACAAGAATGACTCTTCATCCTTAATAGGCAATGCTTTAATTTCTTTGTACATTTTTTCTCCAACGCCATTTTGATGTAATTGGTCATGGTATACCTTATAAATAGCATTGATGTTTTCAAGCCCCGTAGGGGAAATACAACCTTTTTGCTTGTAATACCTGTGGGCTTGTTTGATTCTGTCTCTTAACATTGCAGCAACACCTTCAGATAAAGCAACGTCTATTACGCACGCATCATCTAATTTTTTAGCCAGTTCAGCTGTATGTGCAAATAGTCGTTCCATGCCTACCTTTTGGTCTGTTAATAATGCGGCTTGCTCTCTCATCATGTCTTTGATAACTTGAATATCCTTATTCTGATTGCTCAAAATCTGTGTTAGTTTCTCCAAAGTTTCTGTATGCTTATCGATCATTAAGCGTTGTTGTTCAATCACTTCTTTTTGATGTTTCTTTTCTAATGAGGCTCGTGTTTCAAACCCAAACTTTTCGTTTAATTTGGAAGTGACATCAAAAATTTTATCTGCAAACAAAAGAACCGCAAAGACAAACACTGTCAATGCAGCCCCATGTTGAGATAAAAAATTAATTATAATATTCCAATTTTCTATCATGTAATTACCTCGATTATTTTATAAAAATCACTCCTTTAAGTCTTTACCAAACATATTCTGGTTTTTCTTCTCCAAATAATAAATATCTCAACCAATCATCTGTAACAATACACACTGCACTCAGTAAAATCCATAAAATTGTATAAGGTAAGCAAATCTGCCCACACAGATTAAAAGGCATTTGAGAGTAATCCCAAATGCCTAAACCTAACCATAAATTTAAAATACAACCTGCTATGAATTCCATTACAGTAACAATCAATCCTCCGAGAATCATTTGTTTACGAAAGGGCATAAGATGGTAGAAGAAGCGACTGTTATTGATCAGCCCAATAAGAATAAAGCAACTACCACCTAACACTCCCATTGTCCAATGTGTATATCCTCGCCAGATGATTTCAATTCCACAATAAGCAAATGCTCCAATAAGGAATAAGATAAGATATTTACATGATTTCTTTACATGCAACATTTATTCACCTTCTTTTTGATCTTCGTTCTCACTTTCATCTTTACAAATAAGCTGTAAAATCATGATGTCTCCCTCAAGAATTCCTTGACAATTCTCAATAACATCACAAACTTCGCTAAAAGTCATTCTCATCTTATGGAACTCAACCCCTGAGTTTTCCATGCTTAAAGGATTAAACTCTGCTAAGAATTTCTGTCCGTTCTCTGTGCTATTGATCTGGGCATCAGTAGTGATATCATATTTCTGTAAGAGTTTGCGTTTTTCTTCAAAATATTCCTTCAGCTCTTCTTGAATCTTTCTAATATTCTTGGCAAGCCCAGCACTTAAAGTACATGGTACTAATTCACTGTTTTTCATAAGGAATGCATAAATTGTATTTAACTGTCCTAAGATCATATCTGCCTGCATATTTGTCATTTCCATATTAATTTTCTCCTTTTCTCTGTTAAACTAATTATTCTTCAGTCGTAACTGAATCTTTTCCTGTTTCATCTGTCTTATCAGTCGTAGTTGAATCTTTTCCATCTGAAGGAGTAGTAGGTTCTGTTGACTGCACAGGAATTACTTCATATTTAATTTCAATCTTGTCCAATTCTTCTTTGCTAGTAGAACTGAAAATTTGCGCTTTGATTACATTCATCTGCTGAAAGTAAGGATAGACAAATGCCTTGATCATTGCTGTTAACTGCACAAATTCCTCAGCAGTGAATGTTTCACACGCACTCTTCTTACTATGCCATTCAAGAGTTACTTGCTGACCAGCAGTAGTAAGAGCTTGATATTGCATAAAGTTCAGAGCCATTTCATTCTGATCTTCTTCAGATACTCCATAAGGCTTACCATTGAATTCTACACTCTGGCTTGCTAAGAACTCAGCGAGAGCAGCTTTGTTTTTCTCCTGTAAATAGTTCTTGTACTCGTCAAGAGTCAAGGTATTAATATCAACAACCTGATTGACTTTTTCATCAAGTCGCTGTACCTGTTCTACAATATTTGCTCTTGTAAGAGATACGATCAGCGCATCTTCCCATTCTCCATTTGTGTTGTTATATAATCCTTGCTGTAAAGAGATTTCTTTATAATTGTTAAAACATGTATAGGTTGCAATCTGCACATCATCTCTGTAGATGTCTAATGTTTTAAAATTTGTAAATGCTGATTTAACCGTTTTTAGATCATCTGTGCAAACGACAAGTTTACATTCCATGTCAAAAGTCATGCTATTAAACTGCATAAGATTAAATACTTTGTCATCAGAGCTATCTAATTTAACTGTGTATACCATATGTATTTCACCTTTCCTTCTGTTTTTGAGCATACAAAAAGAGCAGTCCGAAAACTGCTCTATGTACGATCAAATTTATGTTTTATTTAGTTGTTTTTATCCGTTCTTAAAGTCCAAGCTTTGCTTCGATTGCTTGTAATCGAACTTCTAGGTCGGCTTTTTCTTGTTTGACTTTGGTAAGTTCTCTTCGTGTCTTTTGAATCATATGGGTATTTAATGCAATAAATTCTGTATAAGAAACACCATATTCCGTTTCAATATCGACCTCAACATCTTTGCCAAAACGCTTTTCAATATCTTCCTGTACAAGAGGTCTATGTGTTACTACAGCAAATTTATCAGCATCATAACCCTCGGATTCTAAGACGTCTTCTGTTTTATGAGCACCAAATCCAAAATGAGTTTTCTTACCATCATAATCTCCAATATAATTGAACCCTATAGGATTTAGATTCATATAGAAATTTTCATATTGATCAAGAGTAGTAAAGTTTTCTTTAAGATTTTCGTCTGAAGTAGAAATGCTGTGTGATGCCCAGATAGACGAACCATAAAGTCGCAATTGTTGACTATCATCACCGACACATACACCTCCCCACGATGTTCCACGTGCAATTTGGTACCCATGCGCCCAATAAAAAGATTCGCTATCAGCACCAATGACAACTGCACCAGAACTATGCACTTCTGAGCAATAAAGCCAACCGTCCGCTACAAAATCTGTTGCATACAAATTTCGATAGCATTTGACTCCTTCTGAAACTGACATTAAATAATAGTCCCCATCAATACCAAATTTAAATCCAGTTGAATAAATTTCAACATTATTTGACGTACCTTGTATTCCTATATGTCCGTTTATTATAGAGACAGTATCTCCTTCATCTCCTAAATTTCCAGTTTCGATACTTCCTCTTATGGCGGCATTTTCTGCCCACAAAACTCCATCATACCCAACTCTAAAAGGAGCAGAATTGCTATCTTCAGCACCAGCCCAGAAAGCCTGATTTCCACCAATACCAGATGCATTACTTCCGCTGTTTGTCATCAGATATGTTGACGTAATATCATAGCGACCAATCTTACCATTCGTAGCAGTAATTGTTCCCGTAATATCTGCATCTGTGGCAGTTAATTTACCAGTGTGACCAACCTTAAATACGGCACTATTTCCGTTATCATTGCTTGTTGCACCCGCCCAGAAAGCATAAGCACTTCCGTACTTACCAATACCTGTATATTTACCAGATCCTGTCGTATACATCTTATTGCTAATTATAGTCCATCCCGCAATACTACCATTCGTAGCTGTAATCTCACCACTCAGGTTCGCATTCTTGGCAATCAAATTACCATTTGCATCCCAACTTAAATTAGGACTCTGAAAACTACCATCGCTTAGATTCAAAAATGATCCCTGCGTACCACCAGAAGAGATGTAGTTGCGAGATTTAATGGCATCTGTTGCGATTTTGTCTGCTGTGATAGAACCAGTGTAAATCTTGCCACCATTAATCCAAGTAGTATTAGTTGTCCAATTTCGCACTAAAGACGCTTGCGTTATATAATCACCAGGGGCAGGTGACCAGTCAGTAGGATTCATTCCTGTTTCTAATTTAACATTTGTTAAAGTTACATCACCAATAGCATTAGAAAATGAAAAACTTAATGCACCACCATCTGCTGTTGCCGTACTTTTAATCCTCGTCGTATATTTTACATAAGAGGTCGTTAAAGTAATTTCATCACCCCAATCTGCGACTGATCTACTTGGTTTAATTTTTTGACCAGCAACAGATGATTTTGCAACAAATGAAACAGTATATGTAATATTTGCTTTCCAAACATTTGCTACACCCCAAAAAATTCTTCCACCAGCAATCGGAGTAATTACTAAAGCTTTTCTATATGTGGAATCGTCAATTACTTTTATTGCTTTACATTCACTTGTAATATTGGCTAGACCATTCATCATGTTACTATTTTCAATCAAGTTAGTCGTACCACTAAAAGTAACCAACCCCTTGAAGTTAATCCTTTCAGCAACAAGATCAGCAACACGATCAGTTAAAGTAAAATTACTAGAACTATCTCCACCCTTAACAATCCACTCAAACTTCTTAGCAGTCTGATTAGCAATAGTCTCTACATTTACGATCTTTCCATTAACGTCTTCAGGTGCTGGTGTCCAGTCTGTAGGTTTATTACCCAATTCACCTTTTACATGTCTGATTTGCCATGTAACAGCAGAAGTACAATCTTTAGTTACTAATCCAATACTAGAATTATCATATAAATCAACCTTATTTGTGTTCTTAGTATTAGTGTTTGCCCATCTAACCCATACTTTTGTCCATGTGTTTGCAGGAATACTATAAGAGGACTGACCTCTCGTAGAACCATCATCATTATCATTCCCTGCCCAGGAACTTCCAGAAACAGCATAGTTGTTTATATCAATGTTGATAGATAACGCCTGTGGCACTTTAACTTCAAAAGATAATATGTATGTTTTCCCATATGGTATTAATACTTTATGGTTATCGTCATATTTTACGGCAGCTCCAGTTCCCCATACTGTTGAGACAACGGGTGATACTATGGTGTATGTGTCTGTTGTTTTATCGTAAGAAAAAGAAGTTGCGCCATTACCTGATAGCCCGCCTAACCTTACTAAATTTCTCCCACCAATCTCAAGTCCATTAAAATCATCCTTGGTCGTGTAAGTCTCACCAACTCTAGTCTCAATACCATCGACTTTCTTTTTCCATGTAGAATAATTGTTCACAAACTCATCAATTTTACTAGAACCACCAACAGTGCTCATAACTTTTTGTACGCTACCGCTAACACCATCAATATTAGTCGTATTTTCTACTAGCTGATTTGTAATGTGAGACTGTCTAGCGACAGGAGTACCATAGTAACAATTCATGAGTTGACATTCTGAAATGGCAGAAATAGTAGTACCTAATCCAATATATTCACCACCAGATTTTTCATTTAAAACTACCTCAAGACAATTCCAACCTTGGATAAAACTAAGCGTTAATGATTCCCCACTACCAGTATTACATGTATCATCTCCGCCAATTAATTTGCCATTTAAGTACAAATGTGCTCCATCGTCATGCTTAAATGTAATCGCAATACTTTTAGCAGCAGAGAACTTCACAAAAGTAAGAGCGTAGCCAATATAGTTATCTCCGTAAGCCCAGCTTTTCCCAAAATCCGTATCATTAATCAACACACTCTGGCTAGGTGTAAGATTTGTATTCTTAGCAAATACATCCATTGTACTCTTACCTTGATATTCACTTGCAAACAAACTCTTAGGATAAATCTCATATCTCCACTTATTCAGTCCTTCATTCGCTTTGCTAATATCACCTTTAACCAAGTTCAAATCTTGCTGATAAGTAGTCTTTTCCACTCTTTGTTCAATGGCTTGCTTGTTTTTATCCACCTTTAAACTCACGTCAGATATTTCTGATTTTGTAGATAAAATCGCTGTTTGAAGATCCTCTGGAGCAGTAGAATAACCTGTTGCAGAAGAGCCTTTTTCAAGTTTAAATTCAGAAAACCAAACAGTTCCAGCTGTTAAAAGCTTAAAGATAATGGTTATACTATATGCACTTGTTGCTTGATGTAATTTGATTTCATACTTTTGCCAATTGGTTGTAAGTGTTCTTGTAGTATCCGCACCATAGGCATCATATCCCCATCTAACAATAAAATCAGTCGTAACACTCGCCTTTGCGTAAAATGATAATGTATAATTTTGATTTTTGGAATGAAGATTGTCAGAAGTCCTTTCAGAAATACCCCATGCAAACCATTCGAGGTCATTACTTGAATTCTTATCGCCATTGGCGGCACTAACAGTCTTTAACGTGTTGAACCCATTATGCTTTGTTGAAGTGTCAATTGAAGCAACAAGATTCGTTCCTCTAGTATGTAACCCCCAACTATTCGTTGTTCCAGTAATGGCTTCATCGGTCTTAGCAAAATTGCTATTCCAAAGTAAATTCCTACCATCACCAATATCACTCACATCATAAATCTTAGCAATACTACACGTATCATAAAAACTACTATCGTTGGCAACGGCTCTGAAAGTGACCATAGTTACAGCATCACTGTATAAACTGCTATCTTTACTAACAGCCAACACATTATTACTGACCGTCAAACCTTTCTGTCCACTCACAACATCAGCGAAGCTAACTCCACCATCAATAGAATACTGCCATTTACCAAAACTGATTTCTCCTTGGATAGTAGGTTTGATTGTGATTGTGTCTGGCGCAAATGTTTTACCGCCATCTGTAGACTTGAAGTATTGAGATGAAGGTGTGATAGAGAGGTTTTTTGCGAGGGTTTCTTCATATGTTGTACACCATGGCGAAGGTTTATCGGATTGTTCAAGCTTGATACCACATAAATAAACAGTTGCCCCATCTGCTGTATTGCCGTGTTCCAATCTAATTGGTACAATACTTTTTGCTCCAGAAACAGAACTAGACGTTGTCCATGTAACAGAATAACGATTCCATTCTGTTGATAGTTTTGTTCTGACGCCTCCATCGCTGGCAGTAGTTGTTTCGTAATTAGAAATATTTTTTACAGTGCAACTAGGATAAAAATGACTTCTACAGTAAGTTTCTACAGAAGCTTTTGCATAAAAAGATAAGGTGTAAGTCGTGTTTGGGGTAGGAGTTAATACATTATGCCATTTCAGTATATCGGAATAGCTTGAAGCCAAAGCTGTTGCTTTAACTACTGTGAAGTCTAAGTATTTTGTAGGTTCAATAGTTGCTTTAGAATAAAAAGTAATCTTGCTTTTATCTAAATCTTTAGTCCCGCTTAACAAATTCCAATAGAATCCAGCCCCATCTTGTCCGTCTTCACCAGGATCACCTTTTTGCCCTTTATCTCCGTATACACCAATAACCTTAGGTGTGCTAATAGGTTCACTCGTACCATCACTATACTTAGTTTGATAACAATTCCATAAATATTTTTTATCCGCAGTGAGTTTTTGAGTTGTAATGTCTGTACTCCAACCAGAAGTAGAAGAAGTTACTCCAGAGGCTTGAGATGTTGCTAAGTAATATTGAACTGTTTCTACAACGCCTTTTCCTTCGATATCTGATTGAGATGGACTCCAAGGAGTGTCGATATCTCCTTCAACTAGTTTGAGATTTTTGATGATAGAATAACCTACTTTACTTAAAGCATTTCTGCCTAGATATAGAATTTCGTTTGTAGGTGTTGTTTTTAAATCGTTCGTAGTTAAAACTACTGAGATGTGTTGCCACGTTTCATTCCCAATTATATTGTTTACAACGACAGTATTAGTGCAAAAATTACTTACATCTCCTTTACATATAGAGTGACTTATAGCTCCTGATCTGTTTGCTTTAATATCGTAACTTAATGTATATTTTGTAGATGGTTTCAGTTGTTTCAACATCTTAATATCTTTAAATGAAACATAAGACCAATTTGATGTAGATATAGCCTCAGTACAAATTAGTTTTACAGCATCGATATTATCTTCTGTAATAAAATCTTCAACAGAATATTTTCCGCCAGAAGACTCTGTTCCCCAATGTTTTTTACCACAATTTGTTTCACTTAACATATTCCAAGCAAAACTATTCCCATCATTACCCTGAACACCCTGAGGTCCCTGTTTTCCACAACTCCAAGAAAACTGTTTTTTAACAGTCTGTCCATCAAGTGTAATAGGGATCTCAATAACTCCTGTATCGGCACCAATAGTAGTGTCAGCACTCACACTAAATGTAACTCTTTTACTACTCTTACTGACAGTGATTCCACTGCCAGAAGTAATATTTCCAATCGTGTAATCAGTCCGTTCCTGACTACCACGAATAACAATAATGTCTGTATAGTAACTTTGTGCGGAAGTTACTTTTCTATTTGAATCTGTGGCGAATTGCTGTGCTTCATTTGTCAACATGACTGTGAAAGGTTCTGTCACGTTGACAAATGTACCTTCCGCCCAAGCAATAGTTTTACTCACGTATAATTTCCTCCTTTATTTAAACACAGAATCTTAAAAGCAATGGTATGTGTTTAAACACAGAGTCATTGCTTTTAAGATTCTGAAATTTCTATATCAAAACTTATTGTTCCTTGAATTACAGAACTATCTACAAAGATAGCTTTCCCTGTTGCATAAGGAGTTGTTGTATCAAGTGATTCTCCTTGTGCATTTTTTCTATACCACTTATATGTTAATGTTGCCTGATCACTAGATGGAGCGGCTGCCCATTTAGAACCATCGTATTTCATTAAAGTTACAGTTTTTGCAGACGTATTTACCGCATAATAAAAATCTCCGCTTGTAGGACTGCTAGGTGCTTTTGTTAAGAAATCAGTTGATTTAGGAGCATCAATTTCTACACCATTTCTTAACACCTGAATCCATGCTCCACCAGCTCCCTGTCCATTTTTAATTGTCATAGGGATAGAACTTCTTAATGTAGCTGTACATGGGTCTGTTTTATCCTGAACCACACTATATGCGTTATAAGTTTTTCCACCATAGACTGCGGAAACTCTAAAGGACGCAAATGAATCAACCATATCTGGCGTTACTGTCAATGTAGGTTGTGTTTTACCCTCAAGATTTGTATATCCCTTTCCTGTAAATTTTGCCCATTGATAACTCGAAGCAGTTACAGCGGTTGTTCCATTTTGTAATAAAGTTTGTAGGACAACATTATTGTTACCATTATAAATTAACCCATCTCCCTGAGGGTAAGCCTGTAACAATACAGCACTTGTACCATTTAGTGCCTGTACAGATTTAGACCATGAAAATTTAAAAGTTCTTGTTACTGAAGCAGCTGTAATTGTAATTGTAATTTCTCCTGAGTTGGCTGTACTAGATAGTACTGCGCCCTTTGCAACAGTTAGTACAATTGCCCCATCAGCAGAAGCCGTAGCTGCTGTATTTGTTTTTAGTGTTACTCCACTAGGTAATGTTCCAACAGTTGCTGTTCCTGCAACTCTGACTCCACCTTTATTACATTCAAATGGAATTGTAATATCTCTAGCTTCCTTAGATTTTCCACCTGTATCGCAAGGGATACTATCATGAAAGTTTCCTAAGTTTACTGCAACCGCATCCTTACCAGCTGCACCAGTTTCACCTTTATGACCATCAGGGACAACAGCAACAGTCTGACTATCTAAAAGTTGTGTTGTATTTCCAGATACATAAAGTTCTGCTTTAATGATTTTCACAGATGTTGAAGATGGAGTATATGTAATAGCAGTTTGATCAGATGAAGAAGTGTATTTTAGGTTATATTGTGTTCCATCTGTTGTTTCGTATACTTTAAATCTACCAGAATATGCTGCCGCAACCGTAGCATTTCCAACTCTTTTTGTTCCAGAGAACTTAACACTTGTTGGAACATAGACATCAGAAGCATTTAATTTCATAACCGCAACATCAGATGAAATTTCGAAGATTTGTGCATCTTTTCCATCGGCTCCAGATGTATCTTTATGTATATTGAATCGTCTTGTGATAGTAGCACATCCGGTTTTTGTTGCAATAAATTCAACGTATCCTGACATTACTGTTAAGCCTGTAACAGTATATTTGTGTGTGTCAGAATCAAAAGATCCTGTTACACCTGTACTAGGAGTAGCTGTGATATTCCAGTTTGCGGTATCGTCGTTACCACCTTTCCAGATAGCCATTGCAGAATCACATCCTGTGAAGGCACCTGTTTTTGGAGTGCCTGAAGAAGTACAAGAAACAGAAAATACATCATTAGTCATTTGACAAGTATAAGTATCGCTACCTGCGGCACCATCTCGCACATTTTGAATCTGATGAATATCAATTAGCCCGTCCATGTTTGTAACGAGTTTAATTGTTGCAACTTCATTGAAGAATACAGCATCAGTGTTTTTGACAGTTAATGTAGTGCTTGTCCCAGAGTTTGGATAAACCGCATAAGACCCATCTGCTTTTTTATATTGCCATTGTTTTAATGTACAATTTGTTAAGTTGGCTGTTAATGCAATAGAAGAAGCAGATACTAATTTTCCAGAACCATTATATTTAAATGAAGTTTCACCTGTAATAGAACATTCTGAAAGCTCCAATGCATTCTTGTTAAGACTGAATGTGATCTGCTGTTGTGTTTCTGCTACAAGTTTTGTATCTGGATCTGTATAAGTAATTGTACAAATATACGATAAAAGCTCCACAGATCCAGCAACCATCATATTTTTACTTACATTTAATACACCAGAAGAAACAGTCTCGCCTGTTACCAAATTTGTAGCCGATCCAGAACCCACTCTACGTTGCCAAATGATTGACATTCCATTTGCGTTTGGTGCAACTCTTTCATTGTCCACAAGAATTACTGGTGTGATAGTTAATTTATTTGTTCCCCAGTCTGGTGCATAGTTCTGAGCTTGGTTCGGATCGTATTGTATTGTCAATGGCTGATTATAATTTAAATAAGCCTGAATCTGCTTTCCATCTGTTAAATCGACAAAGGTGCCCTCTGTCCATGCTAGTATTTTTCCCATATAGGTTATTTCCTCCTTTAATTAATTTGTTGATGCGACAGTTTCTCCGTCAACCACAAAAAGCAGCTTAATAGCTGCTCCAAAATATATATCGTCTCTAGTTATAGTTATTTGTTTTTTTCCTTTATGAGCTTCATTCCAATAAGAATCTCCACTCGTATCTCTCGATTCTCTTTTCCATGCAAAATGAGATTCATCCCATTCGTCTGTAACATCTTGTCCATCTTTAGTTAAATGAGCAGTTGCTACTGTTTCATTAATTCCTCTACCAAGTGTTCTGCCAGCAGAAGTGGTCATGAAGATTTCATATCCCATTTCATCCATCTTAGTATTCCAGTCATCTAATGTACTATTTACACTTTCCTTAAATGCCGTATACTCAACTCCCCACAAACCGCCTTTGCCATCATAAATCTGTGTAATATCAACTCCGCCTTGTGCGTTCGCTTCAACGATAGGAAAGTTCAGCTTATCTTTAGAAACAGATTTATCTCCAAGCATATTATTTACAATCAATCCATCAGCAATCGCATCCTTAGTAATGCCTTGACTTGTCATGATCGTTGCACCTTTATCGTCTTTGATAATAATGCTAGGATTTTTGTTTGTATCATAACCAATTTGAATTCCAACATTGCCTTCAGTATCTAAAAACTGCATAGCAGACCCGTTCATTATAAAGTTGCCGTTCTCAGATAAGATTCGCATTGTGTCAGAGATTGTAATATCGCCTGCGGCTAAGTCACCGATCGTCATTTTCCCTGCGATACCGTTTATGATCCATGCACTGTCAAACTTTGCATTTGCTGAGGATAAGTTGAATATAATACCTGTTTCTGTAGAAGAAGTACCGATGATTGCAGAGTTAATATTGGCAACGTCTGTATTTAACTTTTTAATATCAGCCGAATTCGCAGCAATATATTCTGAATTTATATATTTGCTAAATAACTCATTAAACTCTGCTTTGTCGCCAGTGATATTACCGACATTAATTACTTTATAATTCAGATAATCTCCAAACAGTTTGTTAATTGTTCCTTGATCGCTTAATACATTTTGTACACTACTGTTCACTGCATTCCCAAACAAAGAACTATTTGTCATTCTCTGAAGCATATTAGTCATATACTCAACAGAATCTTTAGAGTCGCCTGTTCCAACAGAAATACTATTTTTTTGCGAAGCAGCAGTATCGTCAAACAGATAAGAGAAATCATCTCTACCTGTTAGACTAGTGATCATATTAGTATATGTAACACTAATTTCCGAACTTTTTGTGCAAGGATTGTATGCAATTGTCAATAATCTTAACTTAACTGCATAATCATCACGTACGCCAACTCGAATAAAGTTACCAACCGTAAACTGATTATGCCAACCTTGTTTATTATCTGAATCTACGTCTGCATATTCATTTAAAGAGAGAATGTTATCGAGAGAAGTCTCAATCTGATATTGTGGTTGAGAAGTTTCAGAGATACGTTTTAATCCATCTTGATATAATTCTTCGCAATGCTCGTAAGATGTTACTGCGTCATCAAGAGAAGTAGTAAAGATATTATTGTTTATATAATCTCCCATACGAACAATGTTCATGACAGCGGTGTATTCTTTATCTGTCAATCCAAATTGCGGATCATTGAGTTCAGAATGAGTATTCATATCTGTCATTACATCGTCATATGGTTTCTTCTGAGTTTCAAGTTCATCGACCTGTGCATTTAACTCTTTTAATTTATATAGAAGTGAACCTTCTGTATTTTCATCTCCAAGCCAATTTTTGTACTTAATAAAATTCTTATGGAATACATTGTAAGTTTTCTCATCCTTTACGCCAGCCTTACTAATTTCTTCATCAGTAAGTTGATTCCATTCTTTTTGATATGCAGCAAGAATATCTAAAATCTGTTTTTTGTATTCGTCACGTTTGCCTTCAAGTTCTTTGATTCCATATAAATCCCAGTTTGATTCAAATTCATCATTATAATCAATCTTCTTATCATCGGCTAAATGCAAGTTTTGAATTGCTACCTTAATATTTGGAATAATATAATCTCTTAATTCTTGATATGTATAATATCCTTTATTGCTTTCTTTTAGTAAAGCAAGATATTTTTCATGATCAACTTCGCCAGAAGAAGTAGTCCAAGGTTTATAGACACGATTCTGAATATCATCTGGTTTATCCCATTTGGTATAATTTCCGTTTGAATCTTTCTCATGATCATCTCTTGTATCAACACTTACTTGGATTGTAGTAAGCATCTGCTCATACATTTTTAGAGTTTTCTCAAGAGTTTCTTGATCCATTGTTTTATATTGAGCAATCTGAATACCATCATTTGGCACACGATAATTTATCTCATCAATCTTTGCTTGATATTCCGCAGACTTCTTTCCGTTCTCAATATATTTAGCATGGTTATCGGTCTGCCATTTTTGCCATGCTTTGACTTTATCAATGGTTTCTTGAGGAAAGTAGTTGGTAGTCAAATAGTAGTCAAGATTATAAATCTGACTTCGACCATAATTGACTCTCGTAATATCTAACTCTTCATCACCTTGAATTGTCAGAGCATTATACATTGTATCTGTCTGCGGAGTCATTTTGAGCATATTAAGTGCATTACGCCATCCAATGAAGATATTCGTGTCTTTTCCTATGTTTTCTTCGGCATACGCACTTACCGTTCTATTGATTGTATCGAAATAAAATACGCATTTTACAACATTGGCAACAGTCGTATTAAGGAACGCATAGGCATTGGTATTATCTGCTTCAAAAGAATATTTTTCGTTCTTTATTGCAGGATCGATGTAACCAACACTCCATCCTGGTAACCCTGGAGCTTTTTCTAACACCAGATGCATCAATGATAATTCATGGTTTCTATCGTTGCAAAACGTGATATATTCTTTTGCATAGCCCATATCATCTACGTTATTTGTAGCCAACATTTCCATAGAATCTGTTGTACCTTTATTGAAAGACAATCCTTTCATATCTTTATCTTCAAAGGTTTTCTCATCAGAATATGCTTCACATGCCTTATATTCATATCTGCCATTATCATTCTGTAGAGAAGGCTCTTGAAGTTGAAAATAGTCAAGTCCTTCAAGATAAATCGTCATATGATCTTTTAGTTTCTCATAGCCAGAAGATTCAACGTATTCGCCATCAACGTCTATATATCTGTCTACATTAAATGTAAGATGGTTAAAATCTTTTAATTGCTGTTCGTACTCAACGCTCTTAATCTGCACTCCATTTAAGGCACAGATAACAGTTCTGTCAGGACGGCATAAATAAATTTTTGCATTGTGTTTAATCATAACAGATCACCGATCCGTTTCTGTGGCACATCGAACTCGATTTTATAAGTACACGCACCTGTAATATTTATCACATTGTATCCATCATGAAGTTTGAGCCATGAAATATTTCCAACATCAGCCCATCCAATATCTTCAAAATTAGTCAGTCCCGTTACTGTTCCGTCTGTTACCATACAATGCTTGCAATCAATACATACTGGCAAAGTAGGTCTACACAACACTGACATAGAGTTTTCATCACGTACTTCGATTGTTACTGTTTGACTTGTTTGAGAAGTGATCGTTACCTTTGGATAAATCTCATATTCCGTATCGTCACTATCTACAAAGATGTTTGTTGAGAATTTATTGCTTGTTGCGACTTCCCCAGAAATCTCATAGTGTTTCCATATAAATGGTGTGTCACAAACGAAACTGCATTGAACTGCATCAAGCTGCCCAAGTTTGCATGTGATCATTTTCCATCCAATATTCTGAAAGATTCCTCTGTAAATGACAGTTTCTTTATCATCTGCAATTCCTGTCAATGGTTTTACAAGAGTAGGAGAAGTCAGCCATTTATTGATCTTTCTCTGCTCTGAATTTGTAAATCCATGTCCGTTTTCTTTTACGAGGTAAAATTCATATGTGCTCTCATCAGAATACATTGCACCATAATGATTTGTCTCCTGACGTAACATTGTTTTTTCACCTTTAACAATCTCTCGTGAAAATCCCGTGATGTCATTTGTCACATCAAACTGCACGACCATCAGAGGTGTATCTAAGATTGTTTTTGTAGATTGTCCATTATATTCAAATGACAACATATATGTAATCTCCTTTCTGTATAAATTTTTGCATAAAAATAACAGGCAAGAGTGCGTATTTCTACGCACCGCTCAACCTGTTTCTTCCTTATTATATAAGGTTTAAACTGGACGTTTGCGACCAACGATTTTAGCCATGTCACGAGTAACTTTTTGAGAAGTATATTTATAAGATTCATTAACGATTCTTTGAAGTTCTTCGTCAGATACTCCAGAAGGAACATTAATTGCACCAATAGCTTCGCCAAAATTGACATTGATTTCCGTTGTTCCAATTCCATCCATAGTCATTCCGTTCAGCATATGTCCATTTGCTAAGGCATTTAATACCTTGTCTTGTCTTACTTTATTTGCTAGATTAACAACATCGACAGTAGCAACTTCCTCACCTACTGCGAGAGAAGCAAGACCATCATCTCCGTTCTTATGTACAGATTTGACTAATCCACCTTTGGCATAACCTGTGACTTTGCTATCTGTTAGTCCAAGATCACTTGGTTTAACACCATAATGACCTAAGATAGTAGTAATCGTACTATCAATTTTTGCACCCTCTGAACTGATTGTTCCAGATAAAGAAGTAAACGTCTCTTCAATCTTATCGACAGAAGAAGATAACTCTTTACAGTATTTCTCATAATCATCATTCAGCTGTGTGCTTAATTTATCAAGTCCGTCAATCTGAAGATTATAAATATGATCTTTTACTGTATCATCAAGTGCATCTTGTTTCTCTTGGAGTTCTGCTTCAAGACGTGCTTTCTTACTCTTCGATGCTGCATCAGCCACCCCATTAAGTGCATTGATCTGTGATTTTAGTATCTGAATATCCTTGTTAGAGGATTTTAATTGCTTGTCATATGTATAGTAGTCATGAGAAGTTTTTATAGCTTCTTTATAAGCATCTATAGTTTTGTTAATCGCATCTAATTTCTGCTTTGCGTTATTTTTCAGAATAGTTGTTACACTATCTTCGGCAGACTTAATACTCTTAACTGCATCCGCAATATCTTGATCGCTCTTTTGAATTGCGTCAGCCCATTCTGTGTCAGAATATTCATCACGATGCTCAGCCATTTTGGCACGTTCTTGCATTAATTGATTCAATTCTTCTTTTTCAGATTTGACATTCGCAATATTTGTTGCAATAGCAGCAGTACCATAATCTGTCAGATTTCCGTCATCATCAAACATCGCATCTTCATCGATCAGAGAAGATATTGTTGTAAGTGAATTTTGTAAATTCTGAGCCGCTTTAATAGCACGTTCAAAACCACGATAATAAATATCGTCACGCATACTATTTTTAAGTTCTTCGTTAGAAGTTCTTAAGTCATCTGCGCTACCTTTACAAGCGTTGATTTCGTTTTGCATTTGCATCCATTCTTGAGAACCATATTTAATAGAACCATCGTTCAATTTGTTATTCAGGTTCTCTTGCATTTTTGCAGCTTCTTCATCAATAATCTGTGCTTGTCTCTCATTAGCATCCATCTGATTCTGATAATCTGAAGCATCAAGGTCTTGACCTTTTGATTGTTTCAACTTTGCGGCAGAAGAAGCATTGCTACTATTTGTGGCTTCCATATTAGCTTTCGCATCATAATATGCTTTAATATTAGCCTGAGATTGCACAGCAGCATTTGTCTGTTCAGCAGCCCAATCCGCAGCAGCATCATTTGCATTTTTGTTTGCTGTCGCCAAAGCATTTGTAGCATCTGCCTCTTTTTGTTTAGCTTGCGCCAATTTATTAGAAGCGTCTTTTGCTTTTTTGACTTGTTCATTATATGCTTTAAGCTGTTTTAATAAAGTCTTATCTTTGATTCCTTTTAAAGAAACCTCTTTTCCAGACTTGATTGCGTTTTTCTGAGAATTAGATAATTTCTTAGCCCGTTTGGTCTTAAGAATATTATTACCCTTGGTCTTAACTGCACTATCAGCTTTATTCTTATTAGCTTGTGCATTTTCACGTTCTTTCTGATATTTAGCTTGGTTCTTACTAGCTTCTCTTACAGCAGTCTGACTATTTTCATACTGTTTCTTCTTATTTTTGACTTGACTGTCCAACACATCATTCTGATATGTGTAAGCAGGTTGACCTGCATAATTACTTGCAATTGCTTGAGAATCTTGCACATTTTTCAGATATACCTGTGCATCATATAACGCACTGTTAGCATTTGATAGATTTGCACTTGTCTTAGCAGCAGAAGATTTTGCAGACTTTGTACTCTTAACCGCTTTATTATAAGCAGTAGCTTTTTTCTTTGCAGACCCTTTGAGTCCCTTAGTAGAGATCGTCTTACCTGCTTTAATGTTCTTGTTAAGAGACGCTTTCTTTTTTTTAGATAATCCAGACTTATTGACCGCTTTTTTAGCAGATTTCGCCTTAGATTTCTGACTCTTTGTCGCTTTTGAAACCTTCTTTTGTGCTGTTTTGTTAGCAGAAGAGGCACGACTCTGAGTAGATTTTGCAGAAGAAACATTAGATTGTGCTTCGGATAACTGATCGTTTGACGTTTGAACTAATCTTGCAACACCAGACTCTCCCGTAGATGCAGCAGAAGAACGATTAGATAATGTATCATATGAGTTTTGTAGGTTTTCAATTGCTTTCTGTGCCTTTTCAGTAGGCATATTCAACCATTGATTGAATAAATCACGCTGAGTATTCTTTAACTGTTGAGCAGCAGAATTAGCTTGAAGGTACTTCTCATATAAATTCTGATAGGACTCCACAGCAGAACGCATGTTATCATTCTTGATAGTATTGATATTCATACTACCGTTACGCACACGTTCAAAGTATGTCCGTAATCGTTTCTGATTCTTTTTCTTAGAACTGTTCTTTGTCTTAGGCACTGTCTTAATTGCCTTACTTGCAAATGAACTTGCTTCAGATTTATATTTCTTAGCTGCTTTCTGATTTACAGAAACTTCCTTGCCAGCTGATTTATATTGATTCCAAAGCGCACTTTGTTTAGCTTCTGGTTTCACATAATCATTGATCATATTAGCAAATTTTTCTGTAGCAGTTGCAGCTCGATCAATAGCGATTGCAATGAAGTCAAATTGTTTACCCATATTGTCAAGCAATGTGGCAAATTTTGACTTTTTCTTTGTACTCTTATCTGTAGCTTTGCTTTCTTTCTTTTTAGAATCCGTGTTCTTTTTTGTTGCTTCCGTATTCTTTTTAGTGGATTCTGTATGCTTTTTGGTAGAAGAAGAACCTGATGAATGTTTTTTATATCCAGAAGCAGCGCCACCTTGGAACGCACCACTACCAGTAACACGATGTCCAGAAGCAAAGGCAGTACCATGTGCAAATGCAGACATACCACCTTTAATAGAAGCACGACTGTTTGTAGATCCTTTTGAAAGTAAATCTGCTGTCTGCTGATGATTAAAAACTATGTCTCCCCTACGTATATCAGTGAACTCCGCACCGTTATCTCCTGTAGTAAACCATTTGTTGCCACGGACGACTAATTCTGGCGCAACCTCCCCTGTTAAAGATAATCCAGAGAACTTAGCACCTAATGTTCCACTCGCCAATGCACGTCTGCTATTTGTGATTCTTGGTATAGTACCATGAGCAAAAGCAGCAGTACCGTGGGCAACACCACCACCTTTAGATGGTTTGCCACTCTGGCTATAATTTACAGATACATTAACAGATTTATCATGTAAGCCATTGATTGCTGATTTTGCAGCTTCAACGGCTGGTAATCCACTTGTATTGATAGTAACTTTTGGAGTTGGATGCATCTTACCTAATGCATTTAGTTTTCCTTTAATGCTACTAATTTTAGATGAAGCACTATCTTTTACTTTGACAGTAATTTTCTTGTTTTTCAGTTTCTTTAAAGCACTGGCAATCTTTTTAATAACAGAAGACGCATTGCCTTTTGCTTTGATAGAAATGCTCTTAGATTTTAATTTCTTAAGAGACTTAGAAATAGAAGAAATTGTTTTCTTTGCATTTCCTTTAACCTTAATAGAAATGCTTTTGGATTTCATGCTAGATAAAGATTTTTTGATAGAATCAATTGTCTTTTTAGCATTTCCCTTAGCATTTACTGTAACAGTAGTAGTATCTGATTTACTTGAAGTAGTATCAGACTTACTTTGCTTGCTACTTTTACCACTTGAAGCACTTGATTGCTTAGGTGCGGTATATGCCCCTTGTCCTGTTTGATCAATCGCATTACCAAGGTAATTGTTCTTGATCATATTGCTTGTAGATTTCTGAGAAACTTTACCGTTTTTATCAATACCATATTGTGTCTTAATTTGCGTTACATGCTCATCTTCAACACTGTTCACCGCTTTTTGTGCTTCCTCTGCACCTTTCTTAGCACCAGAGGCATCAGCAGTATATGTAGTCTTCTTTTCTTTTGGAACTTTATCTGCTTCAGATTTAGTTTCTTTTGCTTTCTTTTTAGCATCAGAATTATCACCAAGAATCTTTAAAGTTTTTGGATCAAGATAATCTTGAAGCATATCCAATAAATCTTCACGTTTTTGCTCAATCTGTAAACCAATTTTTATCTTTTCTTCGCCAGAAGCAGAGTTATATTGCTTAACAAGATTCTGAATTTCATTCTGAATGCCATTGGCTTGTGTTTCAATGTTAACAGGGATTTTAATTCCTTTTGTTAACCCTTCTTTACCAACGTCTTTACCACCAGTAAGCTTGGCTTGAATATCAGCAGAAGCTTCTAACTGTGTCTTAACAGCTTTTTGTTTTGCTTCGGTATCTCCATTTAAATCAGCAGCCTTGTACTGATCTTTAGCTTCTTTGATTTGTGATTGCAGAGAAGAAATATTGACCTCAAAATCAATAACCTTTGTCCATGTATCAGGAATTTCCTTGCCAGCTTCTTTTGCTTGATCAATTTGTTGACGCCAAGCCTCAATACGTTGTCCTTCTTCATCCCCTGCGGTTCCACCATTTTTCTGCCATGTTTCAGCCCAGCCGTCAAGTTTATTTTGGGCATCTTCATATTGCTTTGTAAGAGAGCTGAAATTAACATCGAATCCATATGTCTTCAGATTATTAAGCAATGCTTCAAATGGTTCTACTCCCATGCCAAATTTCTTAGCAGCAGAAGCAGTAGAATCAATATTGAATTTCCATTTCTGAGTTTTCTTATCAAATTCAGCTAATGCTTTTCCAGAATCATTCGTCTTTTCTTTTAATCCATCAAAGAAATTATAGATACCAGAGTTATCTTCAGTGAAGTATTTCTTTAAGTTATCATAATTCTCTTTAAAATTCTTCGCATCTGTTTTACCAGTTGGAGAAATCATTCCAGCAAAAGTCTTAAACTGATCTGTTCCGACCTTACCTTTATTCCAATCCTCTTTGGTTTGTTTCATACCAGAAACAAGTGTATTATAAGCGGAATCGTCGTCGTCTGTGTCAAGTGCGGCTTTATATCCTTCGACAGTAAATGAAGCAGAGGCGGCAGAACTATTTAACATTTTAAGACGTTCTTTTAACTGATCCACAGAACCAGTAAAAATGTTAGTTTTATCTGTTACGATATCAAATGCATTTGACAGATCATTTAAACTCAAAGAGTTCGTAAATTTAGAAATGTCTTGATTCTTAAATGTATCATTCAAAGTCTCCTGCATTTTGGCAATATCTTTACCAGTAGAAGACAATACATTATCTTTATCGTCAAGCTTAATTCCCAGAGTTAATGCTAGTGTATCCTTATCGATTCCAGTATCTTTCTGCAATTGGCTAAACTGATCGTTTACAGTCTTTTGCCATTTATTGGCATTCATCTTTGTATTTGATTGAGACTTCTGAAAATCTTTTATTTCATTTCGAACATCCTTGCTTTTTGTCAGTGTTTCAGTAAGATCTCGTACACTTTTTTCTTGCTTTTCAAGATAATCAGTATCTAACATTTTAGACGGATCAATATCCATGTTAGAAATGAAGTTGGATGCGAAAGTCTGAGTTGTCTTATCTAGTTTTTCATAACCATCAACTGCCTGTGAAATATTAGATAGAGTATTCTTTCTAAAACTATCAGAGTATTTCTGCAACTGATCATAATTTGTTTTTGAAGCCTCTAATAATTTTTTCAGATTCTTTGTATCGTTCTTTCCACCAAAACTGTCAGAATTAAAAATATCTGCGTTATTGGCAAGTTCTTGGATCTGTTTAGATGTTAATTTACTAACATCAACCTTGTCTTTACCAAGAATTTTAGCAGCCTGTTTTTGAAAATCTGTATTTGCATATAAAGATTGTCTGACAGAGGCTTCGTTCATAGAAAGCCCATCTTTAGCAAGATTCTTCGCAGATCTAAATGTATATGGCAAAGAACGCTTTAAATTCGTACCAAGACTTTCATCAGCAAATGTACTTCCATATAGTGATTTCTGTGCTTTTAATGCCATAGAATCATTTTGGATATCTACATTTTCTTTACTGGCAATTGCTTTTTTACTATCATTTGCCAATTTTTGATATTTGTCAATCGTATCCTGAATAGCGGTATTATTATTAATTAAAGCTTCACCCTCTGAATTATATCCAGTAACAAGATCTCCATTTAATTTAACTAATTCTTTCTTAATTGCTAAATATCTTTCATATTGGCTTGTAGATAATCCAATATTTTCATTTGTATTAGCATTTACGCCAGAGGATAAAGTATTAAATTCTTCCTGTAGCTTCTTGGCTTGTTTAACCTTGTTATTATTTTTATCAATTTTCTTATTGTATTTATCAAGATTTTTCTGACCTGCATTTAATTCATCTTTACGCTGGCTCTGTATATTGGAGTGAATTGCTTTAATTCCTTCAAATGCAGCAAGCACAGCTAGAAGAGGAAGATAGGATTTAAGTGTTGCACCAAGACCAGATAACACAGATTTTATGTTTGATCCTAATGATTTAATGCCAGATTTGGCTTTTTCAACACCGTTTGTTACACCAGTTCTAAATGTTTCTCCAAGTTTAGATGCGCTCGAATTTACATTATCAAGATTGACCTGTCCAAGATCTGAGAGGGATTTTTTTGTAGCTTGGGCTTCTGATGAAACTTTAGAGAGATCAGGGGTGTCTACTTTATTAGAAGAAGATATTTTTTTCTTTCGTTTTTGAATCTCGTCATACGCTTGTTGTTTATTGATATCTTCCACTTTGTCAGAGAGTCCAATTGATTGCAGAATGTTTTCTGCTAGTGAATAGTCTCCGCCGTTTTTTAAGATTTTATCGTAAACTTGACTTGCGTTTAAACCTGAATTTGCAAAAGAATTTACGAAGTTTTTATACAATTCATTTTGCATGTTAAGATCAGATGGGTTTAGTTTTTTTAAACTTTTAACTTGATTAACGAAATTACCTAATTCTTTAAATGACAAAAGTGTTATAGGTCTATTGATTGCGTTTCAATATTTATAATGATATAATCAAATTAAATAAGTTTATAAAAGGAGTATGAAGAATGAGTTTGATAAAATGTACTGAATGCGGTAAAGAATTTTCTGTTAAAGCTGATCATTGTCCAAATTGTGGTTGTCCAACATGGGATATAATCAACGAATTATATAAGGCAGACCAAAGTATTAATATTAATCATGAGGTTTATGACATCTCTGAAATACTATCAAATATAGAAACTGGTGTAGATGATCAAATTAGTATAGATGCTATAGCAAATTCTGCTGAAATTTCAGCGAGCGCAGCATACTGCATATTACAAGAAATTAAAGAAGGTAATTTCTTACCGTGGACTGAAGGAGGTTATGGAACACTTACAAATCCAAAATATCAAGAAAAAATTAATCAAAGAAATGAGCAAATTGCAAAGCAACAAGAAGCGCTGCCTCATTGTCCAAATTGTAAAAGTACAGATATTAAAAGAATTAAATCAGGTTCACGTATATTGGGTGGTTTAACATTAGGTATTCTAAGTTCCAATGTTGGTAAAACGTATCAGTGTAATAAATGTAAATATAAATGGTAAGATTAAATGAAGAACAAAAGTAAAATATTTACCATTGTCTTGTTTTGTTGTTTTATTCTTAGTATTGCTTTTAATGCTTATAATTTATCTGAACGATTTAAATTACAAGATAAGTATGATAAAATAAAACAATCCAATAATAAACTATCCGCCAAAAATAAAAACTTGACATCAGAGAATAAAAGAATCCGATCATTGTATATGGATCAGGCTCATGATCAAATTGATTTACAAGATAATTATTCTTCATTGAAAGGAAAGTATAATTTTTTATCTTATAAATATGCAGATTTGCAAAAGAAATACGACAAGTTGAAGAAATCTTCGATGTATTCCAAGACATCTGGTTCTGATTTATCAGATGATTCCTCATCCACAAGTCAAATAGTCTACATAACAGATTACGGTAATAAATATCATGCTTCTGGTTGCAAATATTTAAAGAAAAGTTCAATAGCAATTTCTAAATCGGAAGCAATACAGAAAGGATATTCTGCATGTTCGGAATGTAATCCGTAATGCAAGAAATATTTACAAGTGTAATAATTGCAAGTATAAATGGTAGAAGAGAAGTATAACAATAAGAGAGAATGTTGTAATCTACATTCTCTCTTTAATTTACTTATTCACTTTTCTCACTAATCCATTTAATAGCGTATTCTTCTAATGACTTATAGTCCAAACATCTCTGCGCCAATTTTGAATCTGGAAATTTATATTTCTTTTCGTATAAAGAAGTGGCAGCATCAGCTAAGTTTAAAGTATTTATCATTTTCATTTCGCTGTTTAACAAATTGATATATTTACTTTTTTCTTCATCAGACTTGAATGTTCTATATGTATCAATATCTTTCTTAACAAATGATGTTACTTCATTCTTTGGTATAGGGAACATATAGTTTAAATTTACGACTGCAATCAACCTTGATGAATTCTTAGGATCATAAATTTTAAAGAAATCTGGTTGCTTTCTCATACGCAAATGTCGTTTCTGTGCATGAGATACTTGAGTAATATAATAATAATCGTCAGTTTCAAACAGAATACCAAAGAATGGTTTGTACTTATCTGTACCATAATCAGTCATTGGTATACGATGTTCAAATTCTCTCAAAAAATCTAAATACTTTTCGTTAACATTTATCCACTTCATTTGTAAAATCTCCATAACTATAAAAAGGAACAAGCGTTTACTTGCTCCTTTTATTAATACGATTTTGGTAGGCTTCGTAACCTCTATTAATACGATTTTGGTAGGCTTCGTAACCTCTATTAATACGATTTTGGTAGGCTTCGTAACCTCATATAGAAAACACTTCGTTTTCTTACTTATATTATAACAAATAGTACGATAAAAACAATATTGATTTTAATAGTAATATATGATATAATAATAATTTATGTTAATTGACACAAGAAATAGCTACAGATGTAAGAATTGTGGATATAAATGGTAGAGTAGAAGAGAGGACATTCGATCCTCTCTTATTAAGATACTGTCTTATCAATTGAAGTAGAAGAAATTTCATCAGAAGAATTTATATTATCCGCAAGATTGCTTAAATTATTTTCTTCTGGCTCACTATTGAATATTTCAATCATATCAACATCACTATATCGAATAACAATTTTGGCGTAAGGATTTCCATCATATGAAATAAATGCATCCTCATCGTTTCCAATCTTGTATTGAGAATATGCTCTCAAAACAATCTGTTGATCATTGTTAATTCTGTCTCCAAGATAATCCATATCTCCAATAATATAAAAGTCTTTATCTTTTAATGTAATCTTACATTTGCTACCACCCTTAAAATCAATTACATCATAAAAGATATCATCATTTAATGTCATATTAAAATATTGTTCCATAAACTCCGTAAATGATTGTTTTGTAATCAAATATAAAACCACAAACCCTAGCACGAGTGCTAAACAGATTGACAAAATTGAATTTGCATATATTTGGTTAATACTCTGTAGCAAACTTAATTTTACTCGAATTAGTGTTGAAATACATAAAAAAACATAGCTAATTACGCACCCAGATACATTCAAAGCCCATGTTGATAATTTCTTCGAAAATCCAGTCTTAACTATGTAAATAAATATGACACCAGGTACATAATATTGTAGTAAATTTGGAATATTATTTATAATTTCTGTTAATTCTTTAATTTTTATCACTTCCCTTGATTGTTATTTTTATTCTGTTGTTTAACTTTATTTCCTTTTTGAATATATTTAATAGAAGTGTTGGAAGTTCCTGTAATTACTTTACTATTAAATTCAAAAATCTTTGCTTCTTGCTGTTTCTTGTTCCCTTTATTTTCTGCCATAATTATACTCTCCTTTGTATATATAAATTAATAGTTATAATTTATTATACAACAAATTTCTAAATTAAAAAAGAGTATAACAAAAGAGAGGTAACCGTTGAGTTATCTCTCTTAATTCTATTTACGCAATAAATCAGCTTATTACAACAAATTATTGACAAAATAATATCTCTGTATTAATATAAAAATATCCCATATAACTTATTTATCGTCAAGTTATACGGTTAAGTTTACAAGAAATGCAACAAGTTATCTTCCAAGTTCGTCATTGCATTTCCAAAGGATCTACAGTCTATTAGTTGCCGTAAGTGGTTTCTGATAGACTGTTTTTTATTATTGACATTTCAAGATTCCAATGATATTCTGATAATAGAAAAAGGTGTTACTGATAACGGTTCGCCTGATAATTTATACGTTTAATAATAACCGCTTACTTACCAGGTCAGGCGGTTATTTTTCTGCAATAAAAAAGAAGTTATTTGGTAGGCGTCGCCTCTCCTACATCTCTTTTAACCCATAGGGTGCATGGTTGCAACGAATTTTACCACCTCAAATAACTTCTTGATTATATATTCAATTTATGTATATTTATCATATCAAAAATGCATTCGATATTCAACCAATTTGCTTTTCAAGATCGTCAATTCGTTTTGTCATATATGCTTTCTGTCCACCGCTCACTCTTTTTTCAAGAGTAGTACGATCTAGAATAACCTGTTCTTTTAATTTTCTAATATTATAACAATCTCCAACATTAGAAATATCTTCGGATGCTAAACGATCATGTAACTGTTGTAATCCTTTCTCGACTGACTTATAACGAGATATTCTTTTGGCAGATTCATATTTGAATTCCTCATCAACATAACTTTTGAATTCAGAATACAATGATTTGATTTCCGAAACATCTGCGTTTCTAAAAGTCTTAATGGTACATTTTGTACTAAATTTAATCTCATTCTTTACATAATCGATATCTACATTTGGAGAATCAGCAATGAACGCCCCATGTTTTCTGATGGATGGAATAACATCTTTGGCAAGCCACATTTGAAATTCTTTTGCTTTATCATTAGATGCTTTCATTCCCAAAAGATAAAATAGTGTTTCTGGGATAAAATCATCTTTCCCCACAAGTGGGGAAAATCCAATATCCTTAATGTAAGAATTTAATCTATCCCATTTTACATACTCTTTTCCATATTTTATTCTAGTCCATCCAAATCCAACAGCTGTATCTTCAGCATTCATTGACACACTACCGTCTGGGTTTAAAATTGTTCTGACAGACATTCCATTGTTATCGTTTACGAATTCCATAATTTCTAAATTATCTTTAGTGTTGATCATAATATTTTTTCTCCAGTTCTCTCAACTTTCTAACATTAACAGTTTAAATAGAGTAGAGCAGTGGATGCGTATGAAAGTTGAGGAGAAAATGAAGTTCCGCTCGGCAGTTAATTACTCTGTCTACTTATCACTCGATATAATAAAGAACGGTCATGAGTCGTTCTCATTACCAAAATAAGTTCCTTACATTGGTTAGTATAGAAATAAACTTGATTTTAGCAACCTTGTATAAAATAAAATACAACTTGCCAAAATGCCAATCTTCAAAAAACCTTATAAAATAAGGACTTTTTGATGGTCGTTTTTTACATAAAATTTGAATTTTAAGTTCCCTGCTTAGAGATACAATATCTCTGTACGCAAACGATGATAGCAGGTAAAACATCGACATTAATTTACACTTTTGGGCTATACATTACCAGACAATGATCATAAGGTCGTCATTATCTGTCAGGATCGGTAGTCTCTGAACATCCATTCTTATTAAAATATCTTAGCTACTGTGCCTTATCCCGAAGCACGTTTCTTATGCGGTAGTTTACCGATATCTTCCTATACGGTAAGAATGTGTGCGGCTGATTAGATACAATCGTATAATACGATATGAATATCAAATTCTTAAACTATTCCGTCTATTGTTGCCAATTCCGTTTCAGTTTCGATATTCTTTTTCGTTCCAGCAATTACTCCTGATACGTGTATTTTAAAACCCCGTATCCTATATATTTGTTCGAAACACCATTTCTGTTTCTTCCTTATATATAGTAGGCTCACTGTCACCCTAATGATTTTGAGATAGGGTCAACCTAGGTTTTTAAAAAGTTTAATGCCAGCAAAGCCAGCGGCAGCAGTTTGCAATAATCCAAAACTACTTACTAATTTATTAACTACATTAAGAACATTTGATAGTAAAGTAATTCCTCCACCAAGAAGGTTTTTATCAGCAAATGTTGTTGAAATAGATTGGAATGAGTTTTTAAGATCTTCTGTTCGTCCTTCCAAACTATTCTCATAAACTTTGTACTTTTTGTCTGTAGATCCAGCAGAATTTTCGGATACTTTCTCGTATTCTTGAGCTTTCTTATAGTTGCCCATTAGGACTAGAAATTGTTCCATATGATTGGTTTTTTTTGTTACTTTATATGCGTTTTTTTGCATAATACCACACAATCCAATATGTGGCGACCAAGAATTTCTTCTTGATTCTGCATCTTCGTCTAAGGGACTAGCTTAGGATTATAAATGCAGAGCAGACTCTATCTTTATCTTATGGATATAAGATATGATGCGTAGGCTGACACATCACTGTGCCAGCACATAGTCGTTACGGATTCTGATATTTTGTTTGGTTAAAAATTCTTTAAATTGTTCTGGTGTATTGTTTCCATGTCCATACATACTATGAAATTGTTTATGTAAATTTCGATCAATACAAATTCCAAGCGGATATGAATTATGCATTTTTAAAAATTCATCAGTTAAATATTGTAATTCTTCTTTACTATAATCGGTAAAGTTTTCTTTTAAAGGGAAATCAATATTCTTTAATGTCTCAGATAGTATCAAATTAAATCCATACAAGTGATGTACGTCATAAATTTTATTACCAGTTATAATGCATTGATTATTACAATGTTCGATTGATTTTCTACGCCATGGTCTAATTTTATGTCTTAAAAATTTTGGAATGTCTTCATAAACACATCTTTCAATTGGATGGTATAATTTCATACGATCTCTTTGCCCACGAACAGCCTCAGAAGTTCTATGTAAATATTGTGCAATTTCCTCATCTGACTGAGTAGAATAATGTTCTAATAAATAATCAATTTCGTTTTGTCCCCAATACCGAAACGAAACAAGTCCATTTTCGTTTGCTTTACAAATAATACTTCCTTTTGGATGTCTTGGTAGCATTTTTTCCATTTCTCCTGGTTGCAAGATATGATAATATTTAAATAGTAATTCCATTTCTTTATCTGTCCATCTTGCCGACTTTTCTAATCGTAATTTATGTGCTTTTGTTCGAATAGCACCAACGGTATATTTACCATGAAATATTAGTTGTGAAATTTCTTCAATAGACAAATCAGACGGATAAGCCTCTTTCAATAAATCTACATCTTTTTCTGACCACGTTTTTCGACGCACCAAACCAAGTTTCATAGCTTTGTGTGCAATCGAATCTTTTCGTTTATTTGGTATATGTTTGAGTATTTCTTCCCATGTAGCTGTAGCATAGTTCTCAATTAAATATTTTTCTTCTTCATCAGTAAATGGATTTCTCCCAACTTTAATATAATCATCTCCTTTTGTGTAAAATAAAAAGACGTGCTTATGCACATCTCACCAAAATATCAGTCTTTCCTCGGAATTCTCTGTCCCCAGCTCTCTTCCGATATGGCATCATTCTTAACGATATATTTTGAAAGCGTCGTTCATACGTCACCGTATGTTCAGGCACCAATCTTTGTTTACCAGCCATCGCTTTTGCAATTGCTCTTTGAGATACGTCACTGTAGCTAGTCCATTTGCCAGCGACTTCATCAAGCACATCACCGAAATTTCTGAATTTATCTTGTTTGTCTCTTAGGTTAATTCCTTCACCTTTTAAGACTGTTTCTACATCACTCCAAGCTGTTACTTTGTCCTGTAGAATGAGACAATATGACTTCTATATAACAAGAAATAAACTCATTACATAGAAGCGGTTGCGGTACTTCCAAAAGTGTCTTTACACTTGACCGCAACTCCACTTCTTAAGGAATTATGGGAAATATAGAAGTGTGTTCAGACTGTCGCATAGTCATCGAAATGACCTTCTTTCGCTCAGTCGTTCAAGGCAGATATAAATATATCCTTCCTCCTTATTGACCGTTCCCTCGGCTTTTAAGCACATATGAAAATTCATATGATCATAAGAAAGAATTGCCACAGTGGTTTATGTATTATGCCACTGCGCCCCAAATGTCTAGGTCTTCGCCATTATTTTGATAATCTTTAAGTCGTGCTAGTTTGATATTTCCCATACGGGAGAAAATGGCGTTCAAACCAGTTCCGACTGAACTCATACCTTCCTGAGTTGTTTCACCGATAGTTGCTAAATAACCAAGCAATTTGTCCATACTGACACCCGCTAAATTTGCATTCGTTGCAACTTCGGACATACCTTCTGCCAAACCTCCAACATCAGTAGCGGAAGCCATATCTACAGAAGACATTTTATCTACGATTTTCAAGGTATCTTCTGCACTCGTAATGCCATAACCTTTTCTCGCAGAAGTTAAATATTTTGTAGCATTTTCAGATGTTAAATCACCAACCTTGCTCAGTTTAATAGAACTTTCGGCAAGCTTATTAGACTTTTCAACACTTTGCCCCTGTTTCATCCACTCAGTAGAAGAAGCAGCAACATCTGTACCAGTAGCCTTTAATTGATGCCCCATATTTGAATATGTTTTCATCAAATCTTTGGCTTTATCATTGGATACACTAGTAGCCATCTGAAGCTGAGTCATTGCACTATCTACATCATATGTATTTTGCACCATTTCTTGTGCTTTGTTCATACCAGATTGCAAGATGCCATATGTTCCTACGAACTGAGAAATCTGACTAAATCCACGCTTAACTTCTGAAAACATGGAATTTCCAGTCAATCCCCTTGCAGAAATTTCAGACTGTATTTTCTTAAAGTCTTGATTTGCTCCTTGTAATTCACCTTTGGTTGTTGCAGACTCAGACTTCTTTGCAATATCTTCTAAGACATCGCCGTAATCCTTTGCAGCTTTTGTATTGTTCTCTAAATAAGTTCTGATCTTATTTGCTTGGATACTACCTTCACCAGGATTAAGTGCTTTTGTTTGAGTTGAATTGAGAATCTTCATCTCATTATTTAGTTTTTCATATGATTGAATTACTTTCTCATTCTGCTGAATGATTGCATCTTGATTTGCAGTAGTTGGTTTTGCCTGATACTGAGTATGTAACTTTTGTAAATCTTGTACATTCTTTTCATATTCCTTAAAAGATTTACTTGCATTTTTATATTCTTGAGTACCTGCGTAATAGCTATTTAATTTATTCTGCTGTGCGGCTAAATTAGCATCATACGATTTATTTCCAAGATTCCTAGAAACATTTTCTACGTAAGAGTCTTTTTTCTCTTGTTCCTTGAGTGCTTGATTAAACCAGTTACTATATTGTTTTTCTTGTTCTTTGTGTTGTTTTTCAACTTGTTTTTGAACATCGCTCTGAAGAACTTTATTAGGAGAAGCATTTAATAAAGATAAACTACTTGCGGTGTTTTTATCATATTGTTCAAGTTTGGCGTGTGCCTCAATTAACAGATCACGATTCTCAGCGCTTCGATTCTTCTGAAAGTTGCCATACATTCTGTTTAGTTCTTTTCGCTGTTTATCGTAATCAATGACGTTCATTCCAAACTCATTGTATTCTTTGCTGTTATTGTCAACATACCCAGAAAATTGTTTTTGATATTTGCTTGATTTTGATGCAAATTTCTTGGCTTGAATGTCGGATTCAATTTTGGCAGCTTTTTCGTTTAAAGCTTTTTGCTTTGCTTGAAATTTAGCGTTGTTTTTCTCTTGTTCCTTGAGTGCTTGATCCTGCGCTTTTTCTTGTATTTTTGAAACATTTTTTGCATATTTTTTAGCGTCTTTATCTGAAATACCTTCATTTTTTGCAATGTCAGTAATTACAGATGCCATTTCCTCGGCTTGTTTCTTCTGACGACTGATAAGCCCCTTATCAATATTAGTTTCACCACTAGAATAAAACGTCCCAGAAGCATGTTTCATCTGTTTTTGAATTGCAGATTTACTATATTGTACATATGATTTTGCCTGAGCATTTGCTTGTCTTTTGATTTGGTTATTAAGTGTTGTATTTGTTGATCCGCTTGTTCCGACAGTAGGATTAATATGTACGTCCCTGTCTTTTACAAGATCAGCCAACTGAGACTCAACATCGCCCTTATTCAATATTGCTTTAATGACGGCTTGAAAATCCATTTACTCACCTCTTTCATAATTTTGTGCATAATAAAAAGAGCCTATACAAAATAGACTCTTTTAGTTCCAGTATATAATTAACAGACGGTCAGGGAATCGAACCCCGATCTCTGGTTTTGGAGACCAGTATAATTCCATTATACCAACCGCCCGTGAGAGCAATGATCAATTACTTGTTACTTGTTGTTTAACTAATTGCTGTCAAACATGGCTTAAGTACCCATGTACCAGTAGGGAAGTCATAAAGATGTGATAAAACATATTCATGCGCTTCGATAACTGAACCAACATTTACCTCTGTATGTATAACTATTCCTCCGCCATACATACTCCATTCAGCACAAATAAGTGTATAGTAATTTTTTCTATTCTCTATCATCATAACATCATCTCCTACTATATAAGTGGTGTTACGTCATAGATTTTGTTGTGTAATTGATCATTGCGAGTTTGAGTATATCATAGTAATATATTGTATGTATACAGGTATATTTTTCCAATACTATAAATCAGACAAAGAACCTTGTTTTCCTTCTTTAATACCGTCTTTTGTAAAGTATTTTCCGAAGTCATCTTCTGCGGATGAATCGTTGTAAATACCAACCAATTCCGTAGAAGACCATCCAAAGAATTCTTTAATAACATCAATCGGAATATTCTTCTTTGCGAAAGCAGTACAAGTATAATGTCTCATACAATGGTAGTAGAAGTCTACGTCCAACATCTTTGAAAATTCAGCTGTCCATTTGTCAAGATTGGATCTACGATGCCAACCATTTTTGTCTTTCGTTACAAAGATATCATCAATGTCAACGCCAAGTTCTTTACGTTGTTTATCCCATAAATCAATGTATTTTTTAACATCAACAAGGATAAATTTGTTTAACTGCTTACCTAATTTACCACGACCCTTGGTGCGAATCTTTGGCGTTTTATATAAAGCACCATCAAATTCAAGAGCATCTTCGGTAAAATAAGACATCTTCATCTGAATGATTTCAGATTTTCTCATTCCAGAATAAGCAGCAATAGCGATAGCACACGCTTTTTCATATTTCTCTTGTTCGACAAGAGTTTTTAATAAGTCATCAACTTTTTCATCTGGCAGAATCGTTTTCTCACGCACTGCCTCATTTGCAGGATTCTCAATCTTATTTACAATTTTTCTGAATCCTTCAAATTCTTCTTCCTCGTCTAACATATTTTCGATATAATCAGATAAAGAAGAAAGACATGATTTAACACGTCTTGTTCGTTTAGGACTCCATCCCCATACGTTAATTGCATGATTTTGAAATTTAGCAATATCACGCTTTGTTAATTTTGCGAAGTCCTTATTTTTATTATGTTCCAGATTCCAACACCAGAAAATATCTAAGTCATTACGATAACCTTTGATTGTACTCTGCGCACGATCAACAGAAGCAAGGTAATCTAACCACTCATTGCCTAAATCTTTGTTATCTGTATTGACCAATGCTAGTTTTTCTGGAGATGTAATCTTGTTATATACCGTAAATCTAGCCAACGGTAAAACCTCCTATGTGTAAAATAAATACAACCACAATATATAGTTGTATTCGTAAAAATGAATCACATATATTGTGGTTGATAAGCATATAAAATCTTGGTTTTATTTTGTGAAATTTACATCAGATTTGATGTGAAAAGAAATTATTGTTTAAATCTTTTTGCAAATGCCTGTTCAGCATATTGTTGAGCTTTTTGCTCTGTACGTTGCCAGAATCCAGAAGTTAATACAATACCAGATCCCCCAGATTCCGCTTCTGAAAAGACGTGAGGAGTAGAATAAGTTCCAGTATTATAATTGTATCCCTGATCAAGATACACAGTGGCACTAACAGAATCTCCGCCACCAACAACGCCAGTTGTTCTTGCAGAGTTTTTCATCTGATTCGTTCTCTTATATTCCTTTGGTTCTCCACCTGCATAAGAAGCAGTAAGCTCTTGATTGGCTGTTAAGAATGTCTTACTCTCAGCTTCACTTACAGCATCACGCATTTCATTCTGGATTTGTCTCCATAACCCAGCCATTGCGCCCATGTTCCCCATGAGATCACCTTACTTTCTGTCAATAGAAACTACATTATTATTGACTGCATCAGCGGCACCCTGTTTAATTGCTTCGAGTGCATCAATTCTATTTTTCTGGAAATCATCAGATTCAACAACAGCTTTTGTAATGTCTTCGGCAGTAAAGTCAAAACCATGTTCTGCAAAATACTGCATCATCTTCTGAGTTACCTCTGGATCAGCCTTTGCAAACACTTCGTTGATATATTCAAGAGCAGGTGCTAAAGCCACGACAGATTCTACTAAATCGTCAACACCTTCAACCTTGAAATTCACATCTTTGCCGTCAAGTTTAATATCAACTGCACTTGCAATTAACTGCTGTTTAATGTAATCGCATTTCTCATCAATTGCAGTTAACATATCTTGAAACTGCACTTTATTAATATCATTTTCATCAACAAATGCGTCAACATCAATATCTGATGCAAGTTCGTATAATTCATCAATGTCAATGCTTTCTAAATCTACACTTCCATAGAATTTGATAATATTCATCTTGATTCCCATAAGTTTACTCAGTGGATCGTAGTCCATGCTGGATACTCCGTTCTCGTCCTGAGTCACAGGAAAAGCAGAAGCGACAACCGCCTCAACAAAATTATTTGCCTCAAATCTATTTAAAGTGCCATCTTCATAACGTCTTGCTTCAAAAGCGATTTTACCCATAAAATTATCTCTCCATTTCTCTATTTAACTTCTCAAGCAATTCAGATACGTGATATCTGTAATTGACTTTTAATTTTCGACTATTAACAATGATTGGATTGAATTTTTTTAAATCCTTTTCGTTGAATGATTTTTTATCCATAGAAGCAATCATTCTGTCAAAATCATTGATGTGTTGAAAATATGTAGTTTCCATGTTATCTTTCTTTCTAAAATTAAATAAAAATCCTGCGATCATATTTTTGTAACCAACAAATTCTCTTAAACCTTTGATCTGATGATAATGAATTACGCCTTTCTCTTCTTTGGTGCGTTCAAAAGAAATAGAAGAAGTGCCAACACTTTTCAATTCCAATGCATACATATAAGGAGAGGAAAATAAGAAACAATCGCAAGGATTCTTACTTGAAAATCTTAAATTACTACAACCACCAAAAGACTGTGCTTGATCTTTTAAACGATAGTAGAATACGTCTGAAGGAATACTGGCTTTCCAATTTTCTTCAAATCTCTTACCAACATTCTTTGCCAACCTAATCACCTACCTGATATTTATCGTTAATATATTTTCTATAATCAACATATAGCCTGTATGTATCTTTTTTTGGATACCAGAACGCCATAATATCTGCACGTTCAGACGGATAGACCAGAAGTGGTTGTACGCCATGTTCCACATAGAACTTAACCTGTGCTAAACTTGTAACAGGAATGAGTTTTGTATCTTTATAGGCTTCCTGCAACTGCTCAGGTGTTGTAATTTCTGAATTCAATAAATACACCCTTTCTTTTAAAATCGTAAAAAATAGGGAAGAAAACAAAAAATCATATAATCCAATTTGTGAACCATATTAAAGTTTTGTTCTCTTCCCTATCTTCTAACTAAAATGTGAAACTATAATATGATTACTGCAATATTTTTTCATGTTCAATATTCCAAGTTAATACACTACTGATTAGTATAAACTAACCAGTAGTGATAAATAATGTCCTTAAATTAAGCTAAAGACTTGATCTGATAAATATCTACAAATTCATCATCTGCATCTGTCATCAGGTCAAATGTGATCTTCAGTGTAATAGGATCTCCCTCAGCTGCGAAAGCTAATTCGATATTTCTCTGAGGAGTAGCTTTGTAGCAAGTGATATGTAATGGTGTTACAACTCCCTGCTCAGATTTCTGATTGATTTCTGCGTCAACTCTGAAATCAGCTAATTCCTGATTATCGTTAATCTTAACTAACTGAAGTGTAGAATCATTTACGATATAAGATACATCGTATTTCTTACCAACAGCAATTTCGCTATCTGTTGTAGCTGTAAATACTTTTTCTGCTACGCTTCCTTCAATCTGTGTTCCACCAACGTCACCTTTTCCGTAAACGAATAATGTTCCGTCTTTTGGCTGATCTGGTAATGTAAGTTTTCCTGCTTCTGTAGCAGTGATCGTCTTCATTTCTGCACGATCTCCACCTTCTGTGATTGTACCGTTACCAAAGATAGAGAATAACTCAAATGGATATACCTGAATTTCTGATTCAAGTGTTCCTTCCATTGGGTTAGCAAATGTTACAGCATCTCTACCTCTCTTTTTAGCTTTTACAGAATCTGCTGTAATATTTAATGTTACTGTATTAGCATAATCAACTCTTAAAGCCTTTTTGCTTGTAGCTAAGTTAGTTAACTCAAATACACCGCAGTCACGGCTTGCATATTTCTTACTAGCTGCCATTTTGTCACATCCTTTCATTAGAATTTTTAAATTTTAGTATTAAAAAAAGACCCATAAAGATAGGTCTTATTTTTCCTCTTTCAGGTTTTTCAAATATGAATCTTCTTTAAAGTCACTACCTTCAGTTCCCCAGACACTGGCATTAAGAGCCATGATTTGATAATTTCTATCAATTAAAATTCTTTGAAAATTATCATATAATTGAGGAATTGTTAGTTGCCCTACGTTAGTAAAATTAATACTTGGGTGGTACGCACATACAACAGAGATAATATTACCGATATCATATTTAGGATCTTGCTTATCTAAGTTTTTTCCACGAGTACGTTTAGCTTTTGCCTTATCACGTCTACGCTGCATTTGGATAACAACAGGATCTTTTTGCTTTGATAATTCTTCGGATACTGTGCGTTCATTATTGATATTGGAAATTTGCATCAGAATATGTAATACATCATCAAAGATGTCTCGATCAATAACTCCAACAACCTGTGATTCAACTTCACCAGTTTCTTCGTTCTCGTGCGTTCTTAAGATCTCAAATCTTTTCGCTCTTAATCTATACACAACATCTTCAACAAAATAAAAACAAAATGCTCTCACATAAATCCGTATAACATCTGTGTTTTCTGATACCAAATCAAATAATTTAACATCTGTTCGTTCTTCATAAGGTAATGCCAAAAAAGCATCATATTTATCTGGCAGGAGAGCAGAGTAGTAGCTATCTACTGTCAATGTCATATAACTAGCATATTGCATCCATAGCCCTTCACCAATTCTCCTACGATCACTGATTTTAGGTGGCTGAATATGCCCGATTCCAACAGGTATTGGTTCGCTTGACAGTAGCTGTGAATAAGTAAGTTTTACGTCACTCACTTATAAAGCAACTCCATATTTATATCATCAATCCGATACACCATTGTCCTGCCATAAAAGTTAGTGTTCGGCTTAAAAGACTGTAATTGGCTTGTACGAGTATCTAATCTCATAGCCCCGATACCAAATGAGTCTTTTATTGATTCGTCAGTTAAGGCAAGATTGATTGCTTGGCAAATCATATCTAAACGATTGCCAGCGTATCCTTTTTCACGCCATTCTGACCTTTCATCATCATCTAGTTTGATAACATCCCTATGACATACGACATTGATAACCAATGTGTAATCAATAATAGATGTTGATGTACTAGGATATGTTTCCATTAAGATAATAGATCGTGTATCTGTAATGGTTTCATCCATATATGGGACATCTTTGCAATGTCCTAATAAACGATTGTCTTTCACTTGCCCATGTATATTTTCGCCAATTTTGCATCCAAACCAATTATCCTCGAAAGAATAATCCTCATCATCAAGATATGGCATAGCAAGAGTGTTGACATCGTCATTTGTCATTAAAATATTTCCTACGGCTTCTTTGATCAATCCAAGCGAAACCAGAGGATTTTCCATCATTTTTTCTGTTTTCGTCATTGAATTTCACCTATGTAAGACTTTCTATAGTTATTTCAATAGAAGCAGTAGAAGAAGTTCTATCTTTTGCAGATAATTTCAAGATGATTTTCTGACCAACTAATGCAGAATTTGACACAGAGATTCCAATGTTTGAACCAGTTTCTTCTATATTAATGGAGTCTTTTAATTCACATTCAAGATCCCATTGAGGATCTTTTGTAACTATGTTTCCATCTAAGTCTTTAAAAGAAGCGGTAAATGTAGATTTCTTTCCTACAAAAACTTTCTTGTATCTATACTTAATAGTAGCAGTACATGTCTGTTCTACAGTTGGAACATCTGGCTGTTCTGGTTTCTCTGGCTGCGTTGGTTCAGGATCTTTTTTAGGCTCAAAGTAATCACATAATCGCAAGTCTTTTCTGTCTTTCGCTGGGTTAAATTCATCTTTATCAACGATAAAAGATAATACACCACCATGTTCAGTACCAAAATGATATAAAACATTATCATCACGAGTGAATGTAAATACGTCATTTGGAACTTCACGAATATCAAGAAATACTCTTTTTCCATCAAGCCCAAGAGTATCATCGTCTTGCGGTACAATTACCGTATAGTTATTTGACCCAACAAATATAATATTGTTACCTGTTTTACCAACATCATATTTAGATGCCGATTGATAATAAGCCCATCTTTCATGGATATTACCGTCTGCATCTTGCCATTTTACAGTAGACTGACACAACTTCATTGTTGTTTTTTCAAATACACCACATTGTCCAGGTCTTCCGTCTATGATCCAGTAATTATTCTCAAAATATACATACATTCCTGCTTTGGAAGTATTACATGGGAATAGTACAGTTCTCTGCATAGTTTTTAATGCGGTATCAGAATCATTATCTTGAACCACACATCGGATAGTCGTTCTTTCTGATAAATCAGAGTTACATAATTCAACCGTAGAAGCAATGTCTGTATCTAAGATCTCTGCAAATTCATCATCTTTATAATCGTTATATGCATCATTTTCATAACCGCCCGTTAAGTTAGGTCGTGTATTAGGTGTTATTAAATACCAATCTTGCATTTATCGCACCTCCTATGTATAAGCGGTAGGTTTCTGATTGTTTGTCATTTTTTCAGCATTATATTTAATAGCATCAAGCTCATTCTTTGCTGAAGTTTTTGACCCATTATTTCCATCAATACTTAATTCTTTTGTTACAATACTCACTCGTTTATTTACAAGAGAGTAGTAACGCTCCTGATAATATTGATGCATATATTCTGCCATTGTATCTATGACATATTGATCAAGATCTTCTGAAAATTCTTTTGTTTCTACATCGAATGTAAGATCATCAATTTCCATAGAATATCTTGCAATTGCCTTTTTTAGCCATTGAAAAACTAAAGAGTCTGGCAGAGGCGTTTTATCTGCAAATGTAGATTCAAAACTTTGAATTACATCATCTGCGGTTGTCATTATAATCACCTACATCCTATTTCATTTTGTGTCCTGTATAGTTTTCAATGAATCGAATTTTTTCGTAATCGTTATAATTACCTTTTTTAATCATCATCATGACAGCTGATTTTTCAGCACTTGTGACAATATACTCAGAAACTTTGTCCTTAAATGTTTTTGACATCCCTTTATAGGCAAATAATTTTGCTACTAATTCAGGCGTTAAAATTTTCTGAACTTTCTTTTCTTTTTTATTGTCAAAGTCTAACTCTTCACGAGTATCAGCGTCTTCAATATATAATGTTGCATGAGAGCCAACACCATCAATTCCAGTAAAAAGCATATTCCCGTTCTGCACCTGTGAGATTACTTCTCCACGAGATAAACGGGTAGTACCATTTGGTGTGATTGTTACATCTCCTGTGGATTCAATTCGCTGAAATCCTGTTGTCCAATTGGCAAGGCTGCGTACTGTAATTTTTGTTTCCATGCTTAACTCTTTTACAACTTCCGTATTTTCCATCTCTTTCAATTATTTATCCTTTCACAACTAATTATCGTTTACTTGAATTTGTATTTTACAGAATTATACAATTCAATCTTTTCATCTAAATCTTTCGACTTTTGGAATGTCCAATAACGTACACCAGTATTTTTGTTGATGTTAGAAGAAATATAACTTTCGCCTAACCCCATTAAAAAATAGTGTAGTTTTTTGGAATAGCAAAAGTAAATATCGTTCATGGTCTATGTCCTCTATTTAACTAATTAATTGCAAAGATATACAGAATTACCATATATCTTTGCAAATAAAAAAGACCCATAAGGTCTACATTTCTTCAACTATTTACGAATTCTAGTAAGTACCAAGTTCTGTTGACAGTTTCGTGTCTCCAAGTAAACCAATCATATATTCTCTTCCTGGAGCAACTAAAGCACCAACTTCAAGGTCATATCTTGTGATTAACTGACCTGTTGATACATCTGTTCCAGAAATAGATGTTAATCCGCCTCTTGTTACTGTATAGATTGGAGACTGTCCACCAGCAGGAATTACATATCCGAGTCCCTGTGGTAATACTGTCTGGAAGTCTGTTCCAGCTGCATTCATCAGAGAAGTATCATATGGGTTTGGTAATTCAGAAACAACTGCACCATTATACATTCCCATTAATCCTGTATCGTGGATTTCTTTCATAACGGCTTCAGAGATACCTGTAACAGCAGGTGTTGTTCCCTGATATCCTGCGAATGCATTAAGCTGAGAAACTAAAGCATAATCACCAGTGATAGTTGGTTTTCCGAAACGTCTTACAGGTGTGATAACTCCATCAACACCAGTTTTTGTTAATCCGTCTCCCTCGAAGAAGTATTTAACTCCATCTGCATGTTTGATTGCTTTGTAGATTGTTTCTACAACATAAGCAGCAGCCTTGTTTCTGATCTGAATAGCGATCTGATTCTTTAACTCGTTTTCATCGCTCATGTCACCAATAGCAGCTTTTCTATAATCTACTGCATAACCAGCAGAAATAGCTACTGTAGCGATAGGTGTTCTTTTCTTTCTGATTACTGGGAAGTTAACATCCTGACCTAAAGCCTGTTTGCTTGCTGGGTTTCCAACAAATTCTGGGATTTCAACTTCGCAAGAATCATTATATCCGATTGCTTTGTAATTTCCATAGATGCTTAATAATTTAGCTTCCTGAAGAATCTGAGGTTCCATTGAGAAACGTCTGATTTCATTTAATTCAGAAACTGCTGATAAATCACCAGCGGAAGCTTTGCTATTTAACTCTTTAATATAGTTAGCAGCCTGATCTGCTTTTTTTCCGAAACGTGCTAAGTCTTTTCCATCTCTCATTGCAGAGAAAATTTCTACTACAGGAGATTTTGTAGACACACGACCGCTTGCAAAGTTTGCATCCTTACGTTCGTTGTTTAATTCAAATGTATACATTTATACTATCCTCCTTTTTAAATTAACTATTTTGATACTGACTGTGTAGCTGGAGCAGAAGCAGCAACTCTTACAACAATACCTTTGTGATTTCCAATGATTTCAGTTACTTCTACATATGGTGCAGCAGTAGCTCCCTTAACAAGATCACCCGTTGCTGTAGATTTTAACTTATCACCTTTAGCCACCCCAGTAGGAATCTGTTTTCCATAAATTTCAAGTTCTTTTCCGTCTAATTTATCAAGATCTAAAACTCTTAAATCTGATCCTTTTGCGATAAAGTATCTGTCTAAACCTTCGTCGTCACCAACTTCAATATTCATTACTACCTGTTTAGCGTTAGCGGCTAAAGCAAATGTACCTTCTGTTACTGTTCCAAAATCGCCATTATAAACATCTGTTCCTGCAACAGCTTTTACATATGGGTATAATTTCTCGATTTCAGAGATATTGCGGAATTTAATCATTTTTATCTATCCTCCTTATTAAAAAATACTTACATCTTCGTCATCATCAACAACTTCGATAGATTCACATACCTCAGAAAAAATATCTTCAACTTTTTCTGAATTTGTTTCTGCTGTAGGCTCTGTGGCAGATGCCTGCTTCTCAGCTGCTTTCTGCTGTGCTACAATATTCATGCAAATCTTAGATTTGATAGAGTTAACTTCAGAAGCAATTTCGTTTAACTCGTCAATATTTTCGCAAGAGTTAATATCAGATTTTAATTTGTCGATATCTTCTTTTGCGACAGCTTTTTCGTCTTCATTGAACTCGCTTAAAGCTTCGTCAACTTCACCTAATTTTTCTGCAACTTTAGCTTTTGCAATTTCTTTTCTAAGAATTTCGATCTGTTCCCATGCTGTCTCATTCTCTGTCTTTGTGTCTTCAAGAGCTTTCTGTAATTTTTCGACACTTGCATTAAGTTCGGAAATCTTTACATCCTTTTCTGCGATAACAGAATCTTTCTGCTCAATCACGGAATTCTGCTCAGAAATTTTCTCTTCTAATGCAGATTCTTTAGAATTGATTTCAGAAATTGTTTCTTTGATAGCAGAAGTGATTTCTTTCATATCAATTGTTCCGTCCATTTTCTGTTTGTCCTCCTTGTTTTGATTTTCGTTTAATTCCAATACAATAGAAGAGGTATCAGCTGGGTTCATTACCATATCCCAACCAGAGTGAATGAATTCAACAGGAATTCTCCCTGTTTCTCTCCATCCATTCATATAAACAATTCCTGTATTACCTTTTGCTTTGAAAATTTCTACGCTACCTTCTACGGCAACGCCATTGTTAAGATCTTCTTCAAGATTTGCAACGAATTCTGGATAACACATTTCATCAAGATATCCTTCACCGCATACACATCTCTTTGTTTCACCTTCGTAATCAATGTCGTCAATATATCCTCTTGTAAAATGTCCAACAACACTTGCATTTCTAAATGTTATTAAGCCATCTTCGTTGACACCAGTTTCTCCGTGACCGCAGATTATTGTTCTGTTTTCATCTAAAAATTCAACACGAACACTCATATCTGTGATACTGCCGAGCTGTGGCGCACAATATTCCTCTAAAAAGGTAATTCCATTTTTGTTGTATTTTGTTCCGATACCATTTTCTACTGATTCAGGAGGCTGTAATTCGTACAATACGGCTTTAAATGGTCTACGCCCATTCTTGTATTTCTTTTCAGATAACTCTACGATTGCCATGTTGTATCCTCCTTTAAAAAGTTTTGTATAACAAAAAAGCCGATTAAATAAAATCGACCTTTCATTATTGATATTTATTTAGAGTCGCTTGGACTTGGGATGTTGTTCCCATCATTATTTCTACTTCGAATTGTATTTTCGGTAGGGTTGTCCGTAGTTGGGCGACCACCTTGATCATTTGTATTATTTGAAGAATTAGTATAGGCGGTCATATGTGGTAAATATTTTTGATATACACCATCTTCGATTTCTTCATCTAATACATTAAAATATGCTTCTGGGTTAATTCCTGCACTAGCAACAAGATAAGATAAGGAACCGCTTGCCTCTGAATATAATGTTTTGCACATATCAAAGAATGTCTTGCGATTTACAAAAGAAGTAGGGAAGTAGTAAACTTCCACTGGATTGTTTTGATCTTTAATGACATTTTTGTTAATGACGTAATTTAATTCTTTTTGCCATTCATACACCCATGTATATACTTGGGCGGTGATCATTTCGAGGTTATTCGCTCCAGCTCCAAAATTACCTGATTCCATTGCACCAAGTAAAGAAGCGCAAATGCCTAAATCCAAAGAGATTTGATTGCTAAGATTTGATTCATTTTTATCATTAAAAATATCTGTAGAAACATCTAAAGAATTGATCTTTGTTCCTGCGGCAACGCTAATGAAACTTAATCCACCTTTGTTGTTTTTGTTAACTACAGCGGTTTTAACATCATTATGTTGGGCTTCCTGTTGCTTTTTGGTTAAAGCACAAAGTCCTTTTTCTTTCCCTTCTGGGAATGTCTGATAGACAACTTTATTGTTCATGTCATCCAAAACATTTCGTTTTGTGTCTGTGAAATAATCTTTATATAGTACATCCTCAAGAGCAGCAATAACCAATGATCTTCCCCAAGGTTCTGAGTCTTTGCATTTGATTTTTCTACACATTGTTTTATCCGAATTTAATATTAACCAATTGCCGTTTACGCCATTACTTTTCTTGCGATCGTAATACCCTTTCCTGATTTCTTCTGGATACTTTTTAAGTTTTCTTTCCCGTGTATCGTCTGTGAAATCATCAAAATATCTCAAGTCAAAACCAACAACAAATCGCCCATTTTTCTTACCAACAATTTTACAATACTGCCAAGGCAAAGAAATAATAGAGACATTGACACCGATGTCATTTATCTCCATAATACGCTCAACATCAAAATCATTCATGTATTTTGTATGATCAATATCGGATGGTCTTACTTTGGTTTCGAAGTAATAAAACGCAATTCCGTCTAACATCTCGGTATGTAATGCATCTCTAATAAAATGTTTGTCGTCGATTGTCTCAAGGGTAGAGCGCATTAAGCGTTTATTATTTTTTGCCTTGTTGTTATTTTTCTTTTTTGCTTTCGATTTATTGATTAATATACTATCAAGACATGGCAATGCAACCATATAGTCAACAGAATTTGTAACAACTCCGTTTTTTGTATACACAAAATTTGACAATCTAATGGCGGTTTCGTGGTTTTCAATTGGATTTCTTAAAACACTGCGTATTTCTTCTTTATTAAAATAATCATAAACACCACATTGAAAGATAGCGTTAAATATATCTGTTGTTGTATATTGATAACTGTTGTATTCATATGTAGTGTCTTGCTTTACATTTTCTTCCATTTTCCCTCCTTCCATTAGTTTACAAATGTTGCGTATCCGTATTCTTCATCTGTAGTTGCCATATCTAATTCCAACTGGTCTATAAAATATGATCCGTAACTACATGAAGAATATCTATCTTTTCGGTTATTTCCACGTTCCTTAATTCGGATACCACCTGTGGTTAGTTTTTCATATTGTAATTCTGCACATTCACTAACAAGTGCCTGAGTCTCTAAGAATGGTCGCTCAAAGTCAAATACATCATCGACTTCAATAGCCTGTCTGTACTCTTTGTTCTTAGAAAGAATTTCCTCTTTTGCGGTTTCAAAATTAACAAGAAAATCAATCTTTCCTTCGACCAGATTCTTTCTGAAGTTCATAGCAATATCACTGTTCAGGTTTTGTGTACCATTGATAGCATAGATGCATGGTTTTGCGTCTGGATCTTGACACAATCTACCGTATTCATCGTTGTTCATACATTTTAATGGGGCGTATTCAACACTGCGATCTTCATCGTATAGAACTTTTTGTAAAGAATACAAAATTTGCAAACCTCCGTTACGCACATCAATTACTATATAATCAGCGTTAAAATCTTCATATAACTGACGTATTCTAATTGCCTGTTTCGTTGTATCACCTATCTGGTTAGATTCTATATAAGGGAATTGTCTACGATATCCTTGTTCCATTTGCTTATCGCCATACGTCATTGTTTCTGGGATAGCACGAATACAAGAATAAACTGAATTGTCGTTCTGAGAACCTGCTACGAATGCAATATCGCCTGCGATAACTCTTACCTCATTGTCACGTTTAGGGATTGCATAGCGGTTTTTCTTATTGATTTGAACATCCAAATTATTTCTTGGATAAAAGACTTGTTTTGAAATTTGCCGATTCATCAGCATAGAATATGTAAAATATGCAGAATCAGATTCTTTGATTCTAAGGTTTAAGAACTCTACCTTCCAACTGGTAGGATCTTGCTTTTTCTTTTCTTTGATCAACTGTTGTCTTGTTTTGAATCCATGTTTTAGGCATATGCTTTCGTCGAATGCTAATAGCATACCCTTCCCATGTTTTAACATTAATTCATAATTCATGTCTACAATTGTCCACATCCAATGTGTAGGGTCTTGCCAAGATGAGCTAATATAGATATCAACAGGATCTTCTTGCAAGATTTTCGCTAAAACTGGATCATCTTTATATTGTGGAAGCTGTATATAACCTGGCTGACGTACCATCTGAAATGGAGAAATGACATTATCTTCAATGTTTTTCTTAATCTGTCTAAACTCTTCTCTAATAGCAACATTTGAACGAATACCACGGGCGTGATCATTCGCTGTGAACACTTTAATTGTAGATCCACTACGGAATTTAACAACAACGTCTTGTCCATTGGTCTTAACGTATTCAATTTCTGCTCTTAAAACAGCGGATTTCTCCATTAATTCACCTTGAATTTTTTCAGTAATAATCAATTTACTCTGTCCACGAGTAGCAGAACCAATAACAACTTTTGATCCTGGATAAAGAATTGCTCTACAACATGCATATAAGGCAATTAAGAATGATTTTGCATCATTACGTGCTGCAACAATACAAATTGAGTTAGAAACACCCATATAATATAGTGATAACTGTTGATATGGATATATTGGAATTTCTAAGTAATCTTGCACAAATCTGTGTAAATTTTTCCTAAAAAACGTACACCATGCTAGTGTATGCATAACATTTGTTGGATTACTTAAATAATGCGTAGATGGGAATTTTTTATACAATTCCTTTTGATATTCATCGGCAGGAAACTGTTCAATCATTTTACTAAGACGTCTGGCAGCAGTCTTTTTACTTACTTGTTTATTCATCGTCTAAATCCTCATCATCAGGAATAAAATATTCCTTATCTCTATCAGAAGATCCATATTGTAAATTTCTTAATGGACGTAACATAAATCTGTCCACATAGTCTGCCAAGTCATCATAGTCTTCATATAATGGTTTATCTTTGTAAAATTCTTCGGGCGTATATTTTGATATAGTAGCCAATGTTACTCCAAGAGTGGTGTTCTGACTTTCATCTTTTTCTTCGACTGTTTTTAGACCTGCATCGTTGAATGTTTTAGAATACTGACTGCTAAGGTCGATATATTTCTTTGAATCACCTGCTTGTAAAGCACGTATTTGCAACATATATAAATTACATAATGATTTTACGAAGATTTCTTGGTTTTGGTCAATGTTTGGATTATTGTCTTTTAGCATATTATAATGTTCATCCAGATTCTTATAATCCGCCTGTGTAAATCCAGCTCCCCATCTCTTAGTAGCTGAACCAGAAATAGATATGTTATCATCATTTACAGCTTGTTCTGCACTCATAACATGATCATATCCATCTTCATAAAATTTCGTCTTCATTCCATCAAGATATGTATTACCAACCTTTGTTGTCTGATGAAGATTACGCTTTGAAAGATATTGTGAAAATGTAATTGGTTGATTTTCAACCTTTGCATTTTTGTATGCGTCAACATGAAACACTACATCAAATTGCTGACACACATGCTTAATTGCGTGGACTTCATTTCCATTGTAGTAATTAATCAACTTCTGTAGATACAAGTCCATACAATCATTACAGATGTTGATATACCCATCATTACTCTGGTATAAAGGAGAAGGAGATTTAGCGAAATGGCTTCTCTGATTATCCCAACTCTTACCACAGCATGTGCATTTATATTTTTTATCTACCCTAGTAGATCGCCTTGGCATCTCAAATTGCACGTCTCTATTGATGTACATTGGGGCTTTTACCAATTCTTCTGGCGTTAATTCTCTTGCCATAAGTCCCTCCTTTCCTTATATAATAGAAGAGCAGTAGATGATATTATTCACCTACTGCATATAATTTATAATATTAAAATCTCCAAAGATCCTTTAACAGATACTCGAAAGACAACATAGTTGGCAAAACTTCAAAATGTTTATCTTCCATAATTCTAGCAACGATATCTAAATCAGATACATCTTCCTTGCTGATCGGAACATCGTCTTCATCTTCATATCCAAAAAGCCAGATATCAGAATCAGAGTAGAAGTTCAATACAAAATCTACAATATCCTGAGTAACCTCTTCTTGATATAAATAAATGGAAGTTCCCTGTAAAGAATCATTATATTTATCATATAAGAAAACTCTCAAACTTCCATCATCAAACATTTCAAGACAATATGTGGCATCGTCTTTTTCCATATTAATCTTATGTGGAGCATAGTCAAGTTCTGACATTGCAATGGATAACATATAACGAATTGTCTCAGCGTTTGCAATGATATCTACACAATTATCTCCATCGACCAACTGATCGTTAACTGTAAATAAAAGCTCAATTTGGTCTTCGAAATCTGTAATATTCAAATCCTCATATTTGTTATATTTATCTTTATAAGAAATAACAATCACTCCAATCTTATTTGTTTACTGCATCTTTTAATGAAGCAGAAATTTTGAATTTTGGAGCTTTCTTAGCAGGAACATTGATTGTTTCACCTGTTCTTGGATTTCTTGCAACATGAGCTGGTTTATCTTCAACAGTAAATGTTCCAAGTCCCATTAAACGAACACCTTCTCCAGATGCAATTGCATCAACGATGCATTCAACAACTCTATCTAATTCTTCTTTTGCTTCGATCTGAGTTACTTTACGTCCTTCAGTTTCTGTTTTCTTTGTTGCGATTGATTTTACTAATTCTTTTGTTGTAATCATAGTTCGATTCTCCTTTTTGTGATTAATGTTTTATTTTTAACTAATTTCTACGACTACTCACTTTTGAGTACCCATAAATATTTATAGAAATGGAGCAGAAGAAGTAATATCCTCTGCTCATAATAGGCAGTCTGTCCGACCTGTTTTGAGAGATTGATCCTAAAAAATGACTGCCGAATTGCTAATTTAACTGTATCTTGAATGATGCTGTATGCCCTTCACGTTCTGTGAACTCAAATAACTTGCAAGCACTCTTTGACCCTTTAAAAATACTGTCTGCGTAAGAATCACTACCTACAAAGCTTGGACATACTAAAATTTCTTTATCGCATGTAATACCTTCACTTAGAGATTTTTCAAGCATTCCGTGGTAATGACCAACCAATAAGAAATCAATATCTTCGTTATATATAGACTCCATATTTTGAATGGCGCTATCAATTCCTCTTAAAGTATGTCCATGCATTGCAACCATATTAAAGCAAGCGACAGGAATGTGAATACAATCAGATTCCAGATCAAGATGTACTTCAACACGATTATTGTTTGCCAAACATTCATTGATATAATTTCCAATAATATATTCAAAGTCTTCCGCACATAATTCAGAAGCTCTTGTTCCTATAGGTCGTGTTTGGCTATGGTTGCTTCGACCTACGCAATAATATTCAATTTCAACATATTTGGATAATTCATTTAAGAAATGTGAAATGATTTTTGAGATATCAACAACTGCCTTAACAACGGCAGAGTCGTTGAGCTTAACGTCAGTAAGACGTAAGATACCTTGAATATCATCACCTAATGTGACGACTTTGAGTTTAGAAATGCCAAGTCTATGTATCAGCACAATGGTCTTAGATAATAATTTTTGAAATCTTTCAATGCAAATTTCTGGAGAGTATTCGTTGTTAACACTCTTAAATACTGCATTATAATGAATATCTGCAATAGAAAGCACATATCCTTTAGATTTATCTTCAACTCTCAGAGGTTTGAAGTCTGGGTTTGGTAGCATCTGAATTGCTTCAGCCACATATTCATTGAACAGCTCAAAACGACTTTCTTGGCGAGAAATACGATTTCTTTCTAAATTAACTGTCTGTAATTTCTGTCGTTCCTTACGAATTTTTTCATATAATAACTGATCTTCAGATTTTTCATCGTTACCAGATTTTTGCTTGCTGCGAAAATAAGCATCTCTGAATCTACCACCAAATGGAGTAGAAGAGGACTTGCGAATTGTATCGCTTGCACATTGTACATGATATTTTTCTTTAATTTCCTGCCAGTCGATATCAACTACACCGTCAAGTTTTGAATCAATATCTGCACAGACAGCCTCATATGTTTCTGGAGTTAATCCGATTTTTGCTAATTCTTGTTCAAAATTAATACTGATAAATCTTCACTCCAATCTATTCTTCATCAGAAGGTACGTTTAATTCCAGATCTTCATCCGGCTTTTCTTTCATCTGAAATTCACCATATTTTCCATCAAAGTCTTTTAATAAATCTTTGAAAGATACATTTCCTTCTTCTGTTTCAATAACTCCTTTTTCGATGTCTACATAACCTGCCGCCTTAACTGTGACAGTAGTAGATTTTTTATAAGATAAAGCTTTAGCCATATTTATCCTCCTTTAAACTAATGTGAATTTTTTTAATTATTTGTGAAATACCTCTACACACTTGATTAAAAATGTGGTATAGTGTAAATAGAGGGAGTTTAAGCATTTTTATGAATAAAAAAATAAATGATTTCGTCTACAATTCCAAGGCGAAGCATTTCATCTGCATCAAGCCATAATTCCTGACGATATACTTTTTCGTACATTTCTTCATCAATATTAGAATGTGAAAGTACATACTGTTTAATTTTCTCTTCGTATTTCTGTGAAAAATTAAATAAATCTCTTACAGCATGAGCTGTTCCGCTAACAGATTCTGATCCACTATGAAGTAAACCTACGCTAAATGGATGACATACGGTTTTTACATTTGGATTATTATGTCCTGCCATAGCAATATGTAGCCCCATACTGGCTGCCATACTCATAATGTGAATCGTAAGTGGAGTTTTAATCTTTTCAATAACATCAACAAGATTAAATCCTCTATATACATCGCCACCAGGTGAATCAAGAATAATTGTAATAGGTTCTCCAGAGCCATCATTATCCATCTCAATAAGTGGCAAAACAGCGCTTTCAAGGATAGTATCGCAAATGGCTTCATTCACAATAATTTTGCGCTGCTGTAAATTTACATAATACTGATAATCTACTACATCTGGCAGTCCACCGCCAAATTGTTTTAGTAAATCTTTAATTGGAAGTTCGAATTCTATATTCAACAGTCCTTTCTATAATGAAATTTTCAAACTTGAATTTGCAACAATAACTCGTGTACTTTTGCATTTCTTTTCAAGTTCAGAAGTTAATTTCTCTTTTAATGTTAACTTTGCTTTTTCTGATCCATGATGTAATACAATTCGATTTGTGTTAATAGAAGAGTAATAATCAAGAAGTTGACAGAATGGAGCATGTCCACTAAGAGATTTAAGTGAGAAACTTGCACATCTACAAGTATATTGTTTATTATCTATAGAGATCGATTTAACATTTTTGTCTTTAAGTAATGCAGCTAAACTTCCTGGCGTACTGAATCCTACAAATAGAACAGTGGCGTTAGAATTTGGAACTGCCTTTTTCAAATGGTGTCTAATTCTACCATTATTACACATCCCAGATGTAGACAATATTACACATGGCTCATTACTGTGTACCAATGCTTTACTAGATTCTGCGTCACGCACAAATACTAAGTTATCCCAATTTAATACCTCATCAAACAATTCTAATTCATCGCCAGATAAGATTTTACGATATTCATTGAAAATATCAATTCCTAACGGTGTATCAATATACACTTTATAAGGAAAATCATAGTCTTTCATGACCTGATAAATCATTGTTGTGAGAAATTGAAGTCTGTGATTTGCGAAGGTTGGGATAATGACTTGTCCATGCATTTCGCATACCTGTTGTGTGATAATAGAAAATAATTTTTCGATATCATTATTTCTTTCTTTTTGCCCAGTTTTTAAATCTGGGCGATCGCCATAAGTTGACTCTCCGATGACTAAATCTGCATGATCAACAGGAGTAAACTTATTGACGTAATAATTATGTACTTTAGAATTTCCAATATCTCCTGTGAACAGTAATGTCTTTTCAATATTGTTCTGTTTGAGATACAATAAAATTTGTACACTACCAAGCAAATGTCCATTTGGAATAAGCATAAATGATAAAGTGTCATCAACAACAATTTTTTTCATCACAGGATATTCAGAAACATAATTCATTGTATGTTCTACATCTTCAATAGTATACAATGGATCATAATTCTTCCCATGTTGATTGTTAATTAATTCTATATCTCTTTCAATGATATAAGCAGAATCTTCAGCCATTCGATGCATAATTCGATAATTGTCTTGTGCAACAATCATTTTTGCAGAACATCCCTCTTTATATAATCTTGGGCTTAAAAATACGTGATCCGCATGGAGATGGGAAATAAAGATATAATCAATGTCTTTTGGCTTAAATTCTTTGAACCTTCTCTTGTTTGCAAGAAAATCATCATATTTACTATTTGACTGATGTAAACCAGCATCAATCAAAATGTTGTGAGTATCTGTTTTTACATAAACCATAGAACCAGTAACATCCATGGCAGCAGGTTCATCTACAAATGATACTCTGATATTGTTTTGTTTTTTCTTCATAGAGAACACCTATCTTTCTCTATACTTCTTTAGAGCTTTCATTATGCTTCTTTTCTCACTTGCATAGTAAGTAGGATGTCCAGAATACGTCTGATGAATATCAGATTTGTCTTTGAATCCTTTTGAGCGGAGATAGAAAGCTTCATTTTTGGTGATCTTAATTATAGAAGATCCCTCCATTTCATAAAATATTTCCAGTGATGCTTGACGCTGCATATAGCAGTCGTCGTACATATTTACTGGATTTGGAAAGCTGCCGATCAGACTTGAACTGATAACCTGTCGCTTACAAGGCGACTGCTCTACCAATTGAGCTACGACAGCAGAAAGGAGTAGCGGATGAATTAATATCCACCCACTAGGTGCTAACAATGAAAAAATCTTTGTTGAAAAAAGAACTGACCACCAAACAGCTCTTTGATTGTACAGGTAGGATTTGAACCTACGATCAATAGTGACATTACGCTTCTTTTACATACTGCCATTTATATCCATATGCAGTTTTTCTATTTCCTCTTGCACAAGCAGCTACATTTTCGTGCCTGAATCCTAATGATCGTTCAATTTCTCTGGTACTATTCCATATTTTTACTAATTCATTATTTTTATTGTATTGAGCAGTTTTCTTTGAAAATGTTTTCCTCATTGTATCGGAATATAATTTACTATAACCTAAAACAAATGACGCATGTTGTATTTGTTCATATACTGTAGCCCATTCTAAATTTTCAACATGGTTATTTGCCTTATCCCCGTCTATATGGTTAACTGTGCTTTTCTTTTCTGGGTTATCGATAAAGGTCGAAGCAACAGCTATATGAACTATAATATTTTTTATTTTTCGTTTATTATTGACATATCCATTAAATATGCTAGTTCTGCAATATCCCTTTTTATCAAGATAAAATTTTCTGTTGATTTTATTTATCTTATGTCTAATATTTCCGAAAGTAGATACTTCATATCTATTATATACTTGATCGTGATATTTTAATGTTTTCCAAATTTCTTCCATACACAATCTCCTTCAAAACACAATAGTAACTGTTTAGCTATCCTCTTATAATTAATTGTTAAAATAAAATTCAGCCATACATTGCTCTAAATAATTAGGTTTAGTTTTACTTTTAATTTTAAATAATTCATCTATTCGTTTATTTACCATTACGCCACTGCGCAAGAAATGGTAGGGACACGAATGTCTCAGCCTAAATGAATTATTATGATGATTTTTAATAGCAGAAGACGGATTCGAACCGCCGATCTTCAGGGCATGAACCTGACGAGATAGACCAAACTTCTCCATTCTGCAAACAGGGATACCTAGACTTGAACTAGGCTCGAGACAGTCAAAGTGTCTTGTGATACCGCTACACTATATCCCTTTGGGTATTTTTGTATAAAATACAAAATTCCTACAGCTGGATTCGAACCAGCGACTTTCATCTAATGTTATCCTTGCTGTGATGACCCTCTAGCCTCTGAGGTATGTAGGAAAGCTGGCTAGGCAAGACTTGAACTTGCAAACCGCACGGTTAACAGCCGTGTGCTCTACCATTGAGCTACTAGCCAATCGAGCTGACATGACAGGAATCGAACCTGCAACACCAACGTCCGTAGCGTTGTGCTCTGTCCAATTGAGCTACATGTCAATAACGAATATGTATTTGCCTCTCATACGTACACACTGGCGAGACAATACATATTTCTAAAAAGCAACAGTGTGTAAGTATTGCTTTTCTAGGGCGAACTGAAGTGATGAACTCCATCAGAATATCAGTAGAGGTACAGGTTACCAATATTCACCAGCCATCAGGGCATTCGCATATTTTTTTGATCTGCGCATCGTATGCCTCTCAGATCTAGTCGTCCCTGTTGAGGGAATCGAACCCACTCGTGACCGAAGCCATCTGATTTACAGTCAGATCCGCCTCCTTAGCGGGATAAACAGGGATATAAGCCCGTGAGCTCGAAAGACATCACAGGACAAACTAGCGCTGCGACTCAGACTCGAACTGAGACACCGTATCACTACGGCTACTAGTAGTTTTCAAGACTACTGCCTTACCAAAATTAGGCTTATCGCAGCTGAAACGTGCATGAGAGGCTACGACCCTCTGTTACGTGCATTCCCACGTAAGCCTGATTAGCAATCAGGTGCATTAAACCAGCTCTGCCACATGCACATTCTGTATCTGTATTAATTTCAACAAAACTAACACAAATTTTAGTGAGTGATTCCTCCTCACTTTTGGCATACTTATTCATACAATAAGCGAAATATAACATTTCCAGAATATGCCATACACTTAATTGTGTAATTTTTGTAGACAACTCCATCAAAAAGACACACATTTCTTGTGCGACCAAAACACCTTGGATTAGAGTATCGCAAGTTTCTACACGAGATCCACCTTGTACTTCGGTACCACTCTTTCAACGATTTGTGTTTTCTTTTATCAGCTAATAGCCTAAATCCACCGATCTTAGTCGGATCACTTCATTTCTTGTTGGGCACGCAAGGTGCAATGTTTTATAATATGGTAAATTACTATACACTTTCATCTTCTTCATCATTATCTGAATTCAAAGACTCATATTTTTCTAATAATCTGTCAAGATATTCATCAGCAATTTCTTGCATTTTAGTGAAATAACCAACAACATCCATGATGAATTCTGGTGGAAATCCGTGATCTCTTGTGTAAATTGATTTTGATTGCTCAATGTCAATCGTATTTCCAATCTCTGTCAGAATCAGATGATATAAAGTTCTACGCTCAATATTCATAAGATCACACAATTCTCTTAGACGCTTTCTATTTTTTAGATACCAAGTATTTGTTGCTTTTGGCAACTCTATATCACTTGTTGGCTGAACAATAATAGAAGAAGTTGTATTCGGTTGAGTCGCCACTACTGTATATGTACCAGTCTTGCGAAGAGACGGTAAAACTTCAGATGTAACCCATTTCTTGAACTTTTTAGCGGATTCCAGTTTACTTCCAAAAATAAGAGAGTAAACGCCAGATTCGTTAACAACCTTCATCGTCTGTGTTCCGCCAAGGGTGCCCTGAATTGGGGCGTCCTTTTTATCTTCGTTATCAACATGGGAAGAAATAGCATTTCGTGCCTTAGAATATCCAAGACATTCTGCAATATCCTTGCCAACAAACCAAGGATCTCCATCAATTGTAAGAGTTCTCACATTACCAAATTCTTCGTTATTGAATGTTGTAATTGCTGTTGTATTCATAATTATTTTCTCCTTTAATATAATGTACAGATGACATTTCGCCACCTGCCAGAATAATAAATGGAGGCTCGGTATTTATCCGAGAAAATATCCATTAGTCGGTGTACACTACTTGATGTGTACATGAGTTACCGACAAATAATTTGCGTATGCACTAAAAGGCGTCCAACACATTTGAAATCAGAGTTATATTGCTCCTGTAAATTCTATGGTAAATGTCTATACGCAAGCCCCAAACATACGAGCTTTATACCTCTGTGTTTTGCATAGCGTCCCATGCTCACCAAAATATCTTCATTAATGCTCTATAGGCGATATTTCTTACGTGTGATAAAATTAGCTTTTTGTTACTTTACCACATATACTTTACGGTACTTTTTGCCGAATCTCTTGACTTGTGAGTGAGAAGAGAAGTACATGTCGATATGCTTTCCTCTTACTCCGCCACCAACGTCCTGGGCTATATACCAGTGTCCATTGATTCTTACCTTAGTACCTAATTTAATTTTTCTCCTATCAACAGAAATGGTTCTGCCTTGTTTTGCTCTGCGACCTGAAGCAGTTCGGTTTCCCCAACCGCCAGAACATGACTGACAACCGCAGTATGCAGTAATCTTATATGTTCCCAAACATTTGACTTTTTTATTTTTCGCAGAGACAGCAGTAGAAGTAGTGAATCCACCAACTGCCAGTAGCATTGCCATAACTAATGTGATAATTGAAATTTTCTTTTTCATGATTTCTCCTTTGGTTGCTTTTCAGTTTCCTCTGGAGGTCTACTATATATTAATAGAACAGTTGCAAGTCTCGGATACCATCTCTGATTTTTGTTTTTGATGACATAGACCTCGGAACTCACGGTGTGAAATTTCTTTAGCTGCAAGCAGCGTGAGCATAAATCCGCATGGACTTATTGGTATTTTGAGAGTTTATCTGCTCTGATTAATCATTGTTTGAGCTTGACATGATTGTGGATTATCTGTCTTCTCATGTCTCCCTATTACAGGAAGATTGCCAAACCCCAGACACCGCATAAACACTGGGTTTGAACGGTGTCGAAAAATAAAAGTGGGAACTTTTTTGGCGTTTTTTTACTAAAATCAATTAACGATTTTACAAAGTGCATATGGTATGTTATACAGTGTTGTATAGTAATTATGATCTTTGATAGAATTTGTTCTGCATAATATATAATTTAATTGAAGTTTACCAAAATCATAATTAACCATATAAAACGCAAGATATTCTAATAAATAAAATTTGGTTTTAATTTTATCATTATCTATGTATCTTAAAAGTCTATATGCTGTACTTGAATTTATTTTCAGGGAAGTAAGTTGTTCAAAAACTTTATTTTTTTCAATCGTATATCTTTTTAGTTTTTCTTCATATGAATAATATAAAGAATCTAAGTGCATAATCTTAAAATGTGTAGAATATAAATCTTCGAACATTTTTACGATCTTAGATATTTGCTTTTTATTTACTTTATCCCAATCAAAATCAGTTGGAGTAAATATTTTTGAAATAGGGAATAAATCATTTGAAACATAGGCAACCGTATATTTAGTAATTTCATCAAGCAAATAATCCATTGTAGTATCGTATTTTGTATATGTGACATTCCGTTTTTTTTCATATCCCTTAATTTGCGAAATTGTGCCTAAAAAGGCTGACTGTTTTCTTAAATCAGTATTTTCATCTAACTCAATATGTCTATTCTGAATGCGTTTAATTTCTGCTTTAGAATCAACATCAAATTCTTTTTTTGCTTTGTCAATCTCAATACAAGACATTACGTCTAATTGGCAAATATCAAAATAAAGTTTTCGGAAGTCTTCGTCAGATTCATATAAGTCTTTAATAGACATTTTAGTATTGTTTGCCATATGCCACAACTGACTATTTAATTGCTGTGAAAGATTAATAATTTCTCCAATCAAGTTATTGCTTGTTCGTATGTCAAGATCTGCTTGATCATCGGATGTATATTTGCGTTGTACCTTTCGTGCGTGGACGTTTGAAGTAGGTACTTTAAAAACATCATAGTTTTTCTTTGCTGCGTTAAGCAATATTTTATTATCAGTTACAAGCATCTGATCTGAATCAAAATCACAACCACTTAATCGTTCTAAAATATTATCATTAATTGAATTTAAACATATAATTTCGTCAGTCAAATTAAAATATGTATCAATATTGTCAATATATGTATTTTTGGCAACTAATATATTTCCGATTGTAACATGTGGGCTTCGACAACATAACAACTCTTGGTTGTTTTGAAATCTAGTATTATAGACTTCACCGACTTTTAGTGATGAATTATTGTGGTCAAAATCATTAATAGCAGAACGTAACATTTCCAACGGGTTCCCAAATAAAACAGAATAGTTTCCGTTTACAAGAACATGTCCCCTTTTAAGATTTTTTCTATATGAATCAAGTAAATTATGTCTAAATTTATTAAATGTGGTTGTTTTACAAAAATCCTCAGAAATATTCAACAATGTGTAAATCGCATCATTAATTGAATTAAAAGTATACTCGTTTTCATCACTTATTGATTGATTGCATTTAATATGACGCTTTAAAACATTGATATCTGTATTTAATTTATTCATATAGTCAAATGATAATTGTAATAATTTATTTGTTTCTTCTCTGGATAATTGCAAAGTATTTAACAATTGATAATGCGTTTGTACCATATCTCCATCAAAAAAATGTGTTTTTTTCTCATGTTTTACAACGCCAAATATACTTGGCAAATTATTTAGCCATTGTTCCATTGATCCAAATTTAAGATACTTTACACTATTTGGAGTTGTGATCATCTTAATTTCAGACACATCGGTTGCGAGTGTAAATCCATTTAATTGCGAAATCTCCGTAATATTATTGTCTTCAAACCATTTTTGAATATTCGTGTTAAAACAGCATGATTTAAAAAATTTATTTCTTAAAAGAAGCATCCCATAACAAGAATATTCTCTCATAACAGATTTATCAATCAGACTCTGCCCATCCCAAATTGAGTTATGTATTTCAATTGTTTTTTCATCGGTGTGAAGCCATCCGTCATCCCCAATTGTCGTTTCAATTACAGTATCATTAAACACACTTTCATAATCATCAATAATTAAGATTGATTTTGGGTCAATATCAATTGTATCAACAATGCTACTTGTTGGAAGTGCAATATATGCTTCAAGTGCTGCGAGATCAACTTCATCCCCAACTTTTACATTCAGTCCACACATTTCCCATCTATGCATATGATTGTATAGATTTTTTTCAATAAATAAACATTTTCCAACACGACTACTTCCTGACGATCTCTTAAATCTAACGTAGTTTCTACCATCACATACAAATCCATTCATATATAAATCTTTTCGTAAATCAGACACATTTTTAATTGTTGTATTACTGGATTCTTTAATCTTGTAACACAATTGTTTTGAAGAGTTCTTTTTGAATTTCTTTACAAAACATGATGGTAAAATATTGCATTGGCAATCAGCATCAATTGTTTGATTAGTTTTTACTCCAATAACTTCTGTAATGGCATTTCCATCATCGTCAAATACTGTTTCTATAGCGACACAATCATTGAATTCAAGATTATGGTTTTCATAGCCATGCTTAACATATACATTTTTACGAACTCTATTGAATCTTTTAACGCTGTATTTAAAAGTAACATTGATAATCATTTTACTGTATTCTTTTTTCTTGTTTTTTGGATTGTAAAATGAAAAATCTTTTTTTCTTATATTAAAATTTTTTCCATTTTTTTGAACATAATCTCGTAGCTCAATCAAATCTAGGCTAAAATCATAAGTATTGATATATTTTTGAATATTTTCTTGTATTTTTCCATTAGCTTTATATTGGAGAGAGTAGCCGTTTGCTACCTCTCCGATATCATTATCTTTTTGATGATTGGCAATATATAAATCTTTTGCATCAACACTAGGTATGTTCAAACAATTAGTATTTCCTTGATAATTCATTAATTTTTCTCCTTTGCAATAATTCGAATTTGATGACCATTGTATAATTGTTGAATTTTTGATTCTATATGATGTTGTAATTTTGTCATATAAGAAGCTACGACCTGCTTCATTGAATCAAATGTTATTTGATTGTTTTGATCACATGTTAAAATGTTATATGTAACAGTATGTTTTTCGCAATATGGCATATCGCTGAATAATAAAGGAATTTTTATTGAAAAATCTTTTTCTGAGATGCCTCGTCGCCAAGGATAATTATAGTATTCTTGATATCTGTCATAATCTAGCATATATAAAATATCTAAATTCAGATTACGTGCAGTTTGCCATAAAAATTTTATATGTAAATATACACAATTGCTAGAGAACTCTATGTAAGATTCCCAGTCTTTATTTGATGAATTATTAATTAAATCATTAATTTTATAAACATTTTCGATAAGTTGATATGTATTATTAAATTTATTCAGCATCAATTGAATACAATCATTAAGTTCTTTAGTTGTAATTACATTATGGTAAGAACAAAATCCACTTATGATAAAATCGTTATATTTGATATGTACATTGATTTTTTTTAGCCGTTTGTTGATATCAATAAAATAATTAAATTTATAAAAAACACCTTGGCTCTTGTGCTTGTCAAATGAAATATTTAATTCTTTCAATTTATTTTGAATCTGTTCATTTAACAATTGATATTTTTTAGTTTTCTTTAAATTTCTGTTTATATATTCAATATTGGTCAATACAGCGTATTCTATATCAATTCTTTCAAGATACTTATTGATGGCGTCAGTATCATTATCAAACCCGTTGCGTTCTCTACGAATAATAGATTTATCTATCAATAGAGAAGTAATCCCTTTATTTTTTTGGATGTCTTTAAAAACAAAATCGATCCATACCATATTACGACCGCTATCACAATATTCGATAATTTGATCTGGATATAACTCCACAGAAATATATTTTAGTTCTGCATTTTCTCCGTTTTCTATCATTGATATGGCATTTTTTACAAAAGTGCCATATTTTTTAAAGTGAAAATAATCTTCGCCTCTTAAATTGCGGCAAACTGTATCTTCTGGAATTCCATTTTTTGTTATCTTAAAACGTCGCCAATTATAAATAAAACATATTGGATTGCTGAATTGTTCTGCGTGAATTGTTAAATATATCTTTTTTACTAATGTACTAACGTCTGCAATTTTAATTTCTGGTATCGGTACATTCATGGTCTTACAAAAATTCATGATCTTTGTACTGTACTGATGTAAGTATGAGTCCATTACAATTTGAGCAATTTTTTCAAAAGACTTCACACATTTCATTCGCTTAATTGTAACGGCAAAAAACCGTTGGTCATCATAATCCAGATTTCTAAAACCAGATATTTCTATAAATTCATCTTCATCAATTTCTTGCTTCGTATATTTTTGTGTATATTTCCACATTGTGTCGAGCTTGCTCATGTAATTCAAATCATGAGGCTTACTTCGTAATACATTCTTTTTTCTTTCTTGCAACTCAATATACCCATCTTTTTTATTGCGATTTTCTAACCTTCCATAATACTTTCCATTTTCAAACAACAGATCGAACTCTGGAATGTCGTCTGTAAAAGAAGAATTAATCAGATCTTTTACATTGATTTCTACGACAGGGCTATTTAGCTCGCACCAACGATCAGCATAGTTTGAGTATTTTTTCTTATTAGAATAATTGATTTCAAAGAAAAATCTTTTCCCAGTAATATCAATTACCGTAATATCTGGGCAATATATTCCAAACTTTGTTGTGTGATTTTTCTCAATCTCAATATTCTTTACAATATAAATTTGATCATCATCTTTTATCGTAAAAAGTGATCCTTCAGAAAATAGCCAATTTTTATACGTCCAATGAATAAGTGTTTCCGAATTTACACATGGACTTTCTGTTATGTGATAAAAATGTGGTTGCACTTTTTTACTTGACTTTGCTCTCATTTTTACAGGTTGATGACAACAAGGGCAGAAGTAATTGGTATTTTCTTTTGCGTCCTTAATATGTATATATCCATCATTTTCATCCTGAGCCACAATTAAAATTGGTACATATCCTGTATTTGCCATTCTACTCATCACCTTCGCTTTCTTCAAAAATCATGTCTGTCATCCGTTCTATTTCAGTTCTTGGTTTTCTGAAAGCGTCTTCATGTAAACTTTCTGCCTCGATCTGGCAATAAATATCTTCTGTAATCATTTCTCTTGTAGCAGCAGAACGACACATTCCTGCGCAAAACAGTACGGCGCCGCCAATCAGAATCGTAGATAAAACTATCATTCTACTGCACCTCCACTGTATTTGACTTACCGCTTAGGTAATCACCTGCACATTCAAGAAGCTTATATATAGCATCAGCAGATTCAATATGTATATCAAGATCACCAGCGGTTTCAAGCTCAACTACCTTAGCCATCAGAGCTGTTCTAAGAGAATATCTCTTTGCCGTGATTTGTAAATCATCTTCAAACTGATGCCAGATTGGGAAATCTCCTGTCTCTTTGGCAATTGAAAGTGTCACTGTAAATGTTTCATCCTCTTTGCCGTTTTCATCATTATGTCTGGCAGTAGCTAAAATTTTATGCTTTCTGTGATTGATCGGAATCTCAATGGTTGTCCCAAGGCTTTTATAACTGCGCTGTGGACGATTCTTTTTCTTCATTGCCTTCTGTTCTGCATATTTTTCTTTATTAAATTTTCTGGATTTCATTGAAAAGTCTCCTTATTTATGTATTTGTTTAGTTTAATTATTAATTTGTGTTTATTATGTATTTCAGTAATTCTTGCTTACTGTTCTGGTAAAATGTTCTTCTCAATCTTTCGCCAATCGTTGGGAAGGGATACCTTGAAATAAATGCCACGGGCACTCATGCTTTCTTTGACCATTTTGCATATCAACGTGTGCTTGTGAAACCGCAGCAATTCTTTTACTTGATACCATTTGAAACAATAATCAGTGCCACCTGATCGAATATTACTTAAGATATCGTTGATGAAAATTCGATAATACTGGTCATGCGTTGGCTTATAGACCACGGCATCTGTTGTACTATCTCTTGCTCGAATACCATCATTTCTTTTTAATCTTTTCTTTGAAGAAGGAGTAGTGCGTAGTCTCTGTGCTGCTAGTTTTACTGCAAACTGTTCTTGCGTCATGTTCTCAAATGAGATACGGTCAGAAGTAGCCAATAAGTCTTTGAGTTCTGTATTTAATTGTGTTGTCATGAAAATTTGTTAGATCCTTTCGTTATGTATATTATTGTTTAGTTAATTTTTAATTTGTGTTTACTTGATTACTCACAATGCTGCCAACAAAGTGATTAATCAAGGTTTTCTAAATCAGAAGAAGCATTAGTTGCTTTCCCGAATTCTCCGTAAGGTTTTAACTGTAATTTAATTTCTTCGATTTCTTTTTTATAATCGTAATTGGAATCCAAGCGATATTCTTGAGTTCCGTCATATTTATATTTATTTGTAAAAGCAATTCGACTATATACAACTCTATCAGTGCCAGGAAGAGTTTTGAATAATTGCTCATGATAGATAATCCCTGCCTCATCAAGAACCTTAACACATTTTTCAATAGTAGTTCGATGTAATCCAAGTTCCTTTCCGATATCATCATATGTTTTCACATATGTTTCTGGTCTTTTCTTTCTATTTTTTTTCGAATTAAAATCTTCTGAAACTCGCATGATAATATTGTATCTTAGATATGCTAACACGAGTAATACATTCCATATTCTGGTATTATATGGCATTGAATTCGTCTTATGTAATCGGAGCAAGTATAAGAACTCGAAGTTATAAATTATACCGTAATGTTTCTTTTGTAGGAATAAATTTTCTTCAGTGTTTTCATTCGGAACATTATATAATGTAAGCTGCTTGATTGGTGATGCAACTTTTTTAACATAGCCTTTGTCTTCAATTAATTTCATAAATTTTTTAACTTGTTCATTGATGCCTGATGAGTTGTAATTCTGTGAAAAGCTCATTTGGCGCACGAGTAAATTTGTATTATAAAGAATCGGTGGTTTTTCTGGATTCCATTTTAACATCATATTGTTTGCTAACGCCATTTGAAATAATATTCTTTTTTCTCCAAACTCTGGATTGTAGATTAGAAAATGTGGAATAACATGAAAGTTCTGTCGTTTTCCTTCGGGTTTAATTTGTTTCATAAATAATTCTCCTTTGCTATCTTGGTTATTAACTTGTGTGTAGACAAAATCTCAGCATAAGTACAACAGGTGTTGATTTGATAGACACGTCTAAATAGCTAGACAAATAATTTTTAATCGCTCAACCGACAATATTAACTATAAGAGACGTGTTATCTATATAGGACATATTACCTATACAAAACACGGGAATATAAATATTCCCTACCTATTTTTTGTTTCGGTCGCTGACGCTTACTCAACGAAAAAATTCCGTGTTCGCTGACGCTCATCTCTTTTCTCTTTTGATCTTTCATCTGTCTTTTCTTTTTATCTGTGTTATCTGTCTTGACAATTGTATTGATCATCTTTTAATTTCTCCTTTCTTTGTTTGTCATCATGTAGATCATATATGATAATTGTTTTATATTTTCTTCTTGCAATACCTGTAATCTTTTTCTGTTTATCTCATTGTAGTACAACCACATATATGATCTTGAAGATCTTGGATATAATATCTCAGAATGATATTTCCAGTAATCATGAATTTTTATTGCAATTTCTTTTCTTGTATCTGCCAACATATATTCTTTAAAAGAATATTTACACAGATTACCATAATTGATTATCTGGCATATCATATCTGGTGTGATATCTGGTGGCAAATTGAAAGAGAGTTTTGTCTCTTCATTGCAATTATGTATAAAATCATTTGTATTCTTCACGGTACATATCCTTTCTTTCTTCATTTTCTTTTTAAGCATATTGGTATTTTAACATACTTTTTGCACCTTGTCAACGGGTGCAATGAGGGAAGTTGGTTGTGTTTTTATTTGGGTAGAATGTAATTTTCTTTATACTGGATTCTTTACATTTAGAAGAGCTTTTCGTGGTGAATTTCCATTCTATAGGTAAATTGGTATTGTTGGTAGTGGGAGAGGTGTAAAATTGATTTATGATCTCTCAGGTGCATTTTTTCATAGGAAATATCATTGTACTTTTTCATGTACAATATATACTGGTGCCGTCAATGATCTTTTCAATGTAAAGTGTACCCCTATGTGATATGAGTGCGAGAGCTAGGTTATGTGTGAAATTACTTAGGATACTTTTGCAATGTTTAGACGAGAAATCGGCTACTAATTTCCATTTTATATGTTCTGGCGATAACTTGTTGGGTAAGATAGTAGAATTGAAATTTGCTCTCTCAGAGTACATTTTTTAAAGGATATAATGAAGAGATATAAGAGATATTTTTGTCTTGGATCTAAGATGAGTTGTGATAGATGTCTGATTTGGGAATCTGCTGCATGATGGTAGGTGTTGCTTATCTGACATGATAGTGGCTGCTAATTATATGCGATTCTCAATGTTTAGAAAAGTATATCAGTCAAATATGGATTTTGTGGTATGTCATGGAGAGTTATTAGAGTAAACATGTAAAATGGATTTATGATCTGTAGAGTGCGATTTTTTATAGGACTGTATGAAAGATAATTTTTGCATAAAAATAATCCCTGCTTGCAAGGTTAAGTATCTGATTGATAGATTTCTTGTGTTCACTATCTGTCACAAATCTGGTTGATAGTTCAAGGGATTCCATCTTATAAAATGTTTTGCCTTGCGAGGGATTGTTTTTATTGATACATGGAATACATTGAATGTCTTGTTCAATGCCATATACACGATTATATCATATAAGATACTTTGTTGCAATGAAAGATTGTTAATTGTAAAAAAATATGTCCAGAGAAATTTCCCTGAGTATAAATTCTAATAATGCATTTGCCGATACATTATCTGGGGGTGTCAACTTGAATACCTTAATATCTTTTGTTGTGTCTGTTTTTGCATAAATGCCAAGGGTTGCCTAAGCCCTCAATGGCAGTATAACATGATCTGCTAAGAAATGGAAGTGGCATGTTTTGATTGTAAGGTGTTTACCTGCGGTAGCAATGTCGAGAAGGAACGCTGACGCTTATCCTGTCTCTCCTAAACTGCGCAATAAATTGCTTGTTTATTTGGGATAAGAGAGAAGAGGTAGTTGTTATTTCCTTTAGTGTTTGTATATAGTTTGTGCAATTCATATATTTTTGTGCATATCTTTGTTGTGACCATTCTATATAGGGTGTCGCCAATTTCGTACGCAAAATGGTTAAAATTGTAGTGGTTATAAAGGGGAAGTGACGATTATTTTATGCGATTGATTGTGGAGATAAAATCAGTTTAGAGCATGATTTGTCGAATTCATGCATTTTTCTGGGAGTGATTTCGTGCAAAGGTTGAGAGGTAATTTGTGTAGAGATTTACTGGTATTTGTGAGGGTGCTGATGGTCAAAATCGTGTTTCGAGAAATGTTAAAAATCGTGTTTCGGGAAATTGTGCGAAAGTTGTGAAATTTGGGCGTGAAAAATATAAGGAATTGCTTAGGCTTTTGATGGTAAAACTTGCATGAAATGGCGCAAAACAAAAACGTGTCGTCGAGAGAATTGGGGAAAATAAAGGGGAAAATGGGGCGGATTTTTTGAAAAAGTGCGATTTTTGAAAGAAGGGGTTCTGAGAGCGTTGAAAAAAGAGTAGTAAAATAAACAATTTGCTCGACGACGCCTCCGAGGACATGTTTTCGATTAGCAGAAAGTGTTTATCTAGGAAAGTGTAGGAAATTGCTTGGGAAAGTGATGATTTTGTAGGCAAGGTCGAAAAATTTTTGTTGACACGGTGATTGAACACGTCCTGCCAGAATGACAGTTATTTCCAAAAATGTAAATGTTAACATACCCCCCGTTATGCTGGTTTGAGATCTTTTGCAACCATATTTTTACATAGTTAAAAATGTAAAAATCTATTTGAAATACTATAATTTTATCAAATAGATTTTGTAAATGATTGTAAATAATTTATAGGCAGATCAGGATCAGGAGTACAGATAATTTCCAACTATTTCCACATAGTATCCAAAACTACATGATAGTGTATCAGATGCTGTATAATATAATATGGTTTACGACGTGTCGTAGTATTCCAAAATAGGACTACTACTTTGCGACTATTTACACAACACTTGTCTATTATCCAACACATTATGTAAAAGTGTTGGATAGTCTATCCACGCCATCAATACAAAATAAAACTTCACGTCACGCCACATCAGCAAAACAATATTTTCTTTATCACTCACAACAAACCTATAACTTAACTCTATACCAAACCATCCACCCATAGCTTTTATCTATACCACTTGACAACACCATAAAACCATGCTACACTACTAAGCAAACAAGTGTTCGATGTTTGGCAGACTTCCAGCACTTGCAACAAATACACAAATTAAAATATAAACTAAACAAATTAATATATAGCAATCATACAAGATCAAGCTATCATACATAAATAAATACATATACAAACATAACACGATAGTATATCTTATACTACCACATTAAACTAGATCCAAACTACTATAACTATACAAGTGCATATAATAGCATAACATATAACTATACACCATATACACCTATGACATAATATAGATATAGTACATATACATAATACTATATAAGTACACCTACGGCATAGACAATCATTATATACCAAACTATATCACATATACTCATATATTATATTAATAATACTGTTATATACGTGTTCCTTCTATATAATACAAATAATCTTTGCATACTTATATTCTAAAGCATTTAAACGACTGTATAAGTGTTTATAGGTGCATACGGCAGAGTAAACAGCATTATTGATCTTTGCTGGTGTTATCTGTATTATCTTTTTGTTTTGGTATAATGTCTAATACTATCTGACCATCAACAGCATTTACATAGTTTAAAAGGGTATTTATAGTCATACTGTTTTTTCCTTTTAATGTACGACTTACTCCGCTATCTTTTAAATTTAATGCTTTACAAATATCTACTTGTGTATGCTTAGTATTTTTCATATACATTTTAAATAGTGTTAAGATATCATCTTGTGTATTAATAATCATATATTTTTACTTCCTTTTCTATATAATAAGTAGCTAACAAAAATGTTAAGATTTTTCTTGACTTATCCTAACAAATATGTTAATATAATAACTGTGATAAGGATATCACATAAATAAATATTGATTATATCTTAACACAAGATATAAAAGGTTTCAAGATAAAACAAAAAAGTTCTTGACAAAACCTAACAAATATGTTAAGATATAAACAAGTTAAGAGATAAGCCACTAAGGGCAAGGATAACAACCGATACTTGAAACCTTGACTTAACCGCTAATCAATTAACAAGTAACTTATAATCAGACTTTCAAAGGAGTTGAAAAAAATCTATACAATTTAATACATCACTCATTAAGATATGAGTTACTTAAGTAAAGAAAAAAGAAGATTGCTACAGTCGTGATGATTGCAACAACCTTCATAAGATATTGATATACCTTTACTTCGCAACTAAAGTATATCAAAAATCATTCTTTGGTGTCAAGTTTCTTTTGGCACATTTCCCAAACGGCTATACACAATTTCAAAGGCTGGTTACGCAAGAAGTAACCAGGGTTGGTTGCATCACCCTAAAGAGTGAAGCGAAATACGTGTGAACCCTATGATTAATTAGTTGGATCTAAGCCAAAGTATTAACGGCATTCATAGTTCGTTTGAGAAAATCACGCCACGTTGAAAAAGTAGACACTTATTAGAAGCAACATAGACTTAACATTGTACGGAATGACTAAGCACATAATAACAAGACTTTATACACCTTGTATGTGCTGATTAAATCTTTTTTGAATAAAACATCATAGCCAAAGATTAACAATGAATCAACCAGTTATAAAGCTGGTTAAGATATCATAATTCTTTTATAGGTCGATGATGGGGTACAAATTAACGCCTTGCATGGTATGCACTCGAAAGACAAGCCACTGTCCATGACACTGTTATTTGTATCCATTCATGAACTTATAAAAAATCCAGCCTTGAAAAGCTGGTCGTAGTGATAGGAGGTAAACAACTATGAAAAGAATGAAATACTATATTGATTATGTCGATAAAAAAACAAATGTGGAACATTCGACTAGTTTTGAAACAAAAATTGAATGTTGGGCTTTTATTCGAAAGAATGAAAAGGATATTCATTTAACTAAAAAACCATATACAAGTGAGTTTCTTGATTGGTTTTTTAGTGAAGGAATATAGCGTAAACCACAAAGGCACGATCTAAAAAGATTGTGTCTTTTTTATTTGTAACTATTTAAAATCCCGCTTTTATGTAGGGTAACTTAAGAAAGAAGGTATATTATTATGAAAAAACTAACAATCGCAGAAAGAAGAGAAAAAGAACTAGATATATTAATTAGTTATAAAACTAGCAACCCAACACCAGCGGATTATAAAGAAGCACGTAAAATAATGAATTCTTATTATCGTTTGTGTGGATTAGCTAATAGGAATTTAATGCTTACAAACAATGAAAATACTTATAATCGAGTAAGCACTCATAAGAGTGAAGAACGAGAAAGTAAATGGTTTAAACGATTACAAAAAACTTTCAAAGAAATCTATGGACTAGATCTTTTTTATGTGTCATGGTATCCATTAATTGGTGCAAAAGATACAACAAATGGAGGCATACAAGAATTAGTTCATGCTATTTTCTATAATTAGATTTAGAAAGAAGGTATATTATGAGTATTACATATAACAAAGAAATCAACAAAAAAATCAGAATCTATTTAACGGAATCAATCAAAGATTGGTTAGAAGCACACGAGTATGATAAAAAGGACTGTGAAAACAGTCCTTTTCTTACTTACTGGAATATCATAACAGATGAAATCAACGGCGGTATTTATGATAAATACACCAACTTTGAAAAGTGGAAACATTTCCACATGGGGTTGCGTGGTTTTGGTGCTGATATTTATTGTCTATACAAAGATGATGAAAGAGTATCAAGTATTATCATGAAAGACTGGACTGGAAGAGAAGTTGTTGACGTGGAAGAAACGGCAAACTTAATGGATTATCTTTGCTTTAGGGAGTTTAGAAAGCTACTTAAAAAAGAAAGTAATATTATTATTTAGGAGGTTATTAATCATGAAAATAATACATACAAACAACGATAGTTTATTTACAATCAAAGAAACGCCAAACGGGATTTTTGTTAAATGGTTTGGTAATGACGATAATGAAATGTGTATACCCGATCATGAAATAGTAATGTTGTTAAATTATTACCATAATTGTAAAGAAGGGTTAGAATCACAAGATTATATTAACGATAAACCATATACACTAAACGATATTAAATAAAAGGAGTGTTTGAATTATGGAACAATATTTATATGCTGATGAATATGATGACAATGAGATTAAAATTCTAACGGTTGGACAACTGTTAGAATTTTTTAATAAATCAGATGATAAAAAGAACGGTTCAAGTTTGGAAAGTTATATTCAAGATAACATAAGAATGGATCTTATTGAACCGTTTTGCCCACATAAAGAAGCAGAAACGGTTGTTTGTGATTTACAGCCATTAGCAAAACAGTATATCTTACAAGAAGCTGAGAAGGTTTTTAATGGTATGCCGTGGGTAGATACTCAAGAAGAACTTGACAATGTATATCATGAGAAAATCAAGAACTTATATGATACGGTTGATTTTTCAGAGTTTGTGGCGTATTTATAGATTGAATATTATAGACAAGTCAAAACACGACTTGTCTATTTTATTGAACTTATAAAGAAATAAAGTCCCGTAAAGGGCAGAAGGAAGGATATTATGACAAAATATAAAGTGATTTTTGGTTATTTCAGCGAACTTGTAACAGTTGACGAACCTACAACGGATTATGGTGCAATCTTAGATCTTGCGATCGATCAACTAGAATCTAATGGAAATATGGGCGTATTTGTTTCAGATGAAGATATAGAACGTGATGGGATCACTGATGATATGTATATCACTGGTGGAAATCACGGACTGAACTTATATCACGGTGGTAATTTTATGATAGAAAGAGTTGACGAGTAGGAGGAGGAAAGAACAATGGAAAAAATACAATTACATAAACCACAACCGATAGATATAGCCGTTGCGATTGTAGGAATTGCAATGGCTATTATTGCGTTTATAAAGATCCCGCAAGCCTTTATATTAGAAGCGTTGTTGGTAATGATTACCGCTGTCTATATGCTTGCTTGCGTTGGATTTTTTGATGATGATACAGATACAGAATAAGAAAGAAGGTAAATGATTATGAATTTTGAAAAATATAGAGAACTTGACACAATTAAATTGCATGGGATTTCTGCCGACATATTTCAAGAGAATGAACATGGAGAACTTATTGATCATTTACGTGGAAAAGATGCAGACTGGTTAACGGGAAAATCCACATTAGCAAAAGCGGAAAATTTCAATTTTGAACAATTCGTTCTTAATGAAATCAATCAGCATTTTATTAACAATTTAGAAGCAAAAGATATTTGTATTTGTGGTAGTTGCTTTTCTTTTTGGAAACAAGAAGATGATGATGGTTTAGAAGATGATAATGGAAAATATTTTGTATCCTATGCCGTTAGTATCACAATTAATGGAAAATACATAGATGAAGAAGATTTATACGAACTATTTCCGAATTTTGAATATTAAGAAAGAAGGTAAACACACAATGAGAACAAAACAGAACAAAACAATCAAGATCCTATTAGCTGTAGCACTCATGTTTACGGCTTTTTTAATGATGGAAAATACAGTACACGCAAAGACAAAAAGAAGCACGTACAGAACGATAAACGGCATTTATAACAGTGACGGCACAATTGATACGGCAGATGGCTATTGCTGGAAAGTACGCAAGGAATCATATGCCTATCCAGAGACTACCGTTGTAACTGTTAAATTTAATACTCACGGCACTAGAAACAAGCTCGATGATAGTATTACAAAGATCACAGCAAAGAATAAAAATATCCAGCTTGTAAACGATTATATACGTAGAAATTACGATCTAAACGCCTATAAGGTAAAGTATATCAGCACTGGAAAACTAACGCCTAAAATGATCCGTGAACGTGCCACACGGCATACAATTTACGTGGAAATTATTAAGAGTGTTTCTGCCGGATGTAAACACGGAACGTATGGAAAAAACTACTACATTGCGTATAACAATCGTGTACGCAAGGGAAAACACGTAACAAGCTATTGTGTATGGAATCCTTGCAATAGCTACTGTGATGATGTAGAAGCGATCGCAGATAATGGAAAAATCAGATAGAAAGAAGGTATGGAATGACATGACAACGATTACTATATACAGAAACAAACGCAACGAGAATAAATATATAGAAGTCCATAACGATGGATACTATCATAATTCCGTTAAACAGTTTATGCAATGGAAGAAAGATCACAATGGAAATCAGCTTGCCAAACCTATCAGAAATGAAATGGGTGATCAAGTGTTGCATAGGTGGAAAAAGGCAAACCTGATGGAGCTACTGGAAGATTATGAACTGATTACGGCATAGGAAGGAAGTGTGGAAGAAATGAATCATCATGCAACATATCTTATCTATTATGAAGATAAGAATGGGTATAGGGATAGCTATGAAGTTTACGGGTATGAACAACTTAGAGAAGCTATGAAGTGGTTACATAGTGATGAGATTAAAGCAACTGATATATCAATCTATAAGCATGGAAAAGATTTTGAAAATAATTCTGATGACATTATAGAAGTATATAAAAATTGGTGGAAATAACCAGGAGGAACGATAGAATGGAAAAGAACTTAAAAGATTTATACTTTGTATCTGTTTATTACAGTTTTGATTGTGATTCACCGCTTTATGTTTTTAGTACAGAAGAAGAAGCGGTTGCATTTATTAGAAAACAATA